ACCCCTTCAAATTGAGCTAAAATAGCATTTTGAAAGAAGCTAAAAATAAGCATGAGTAAAGCAATGGATTGAAAAGTATTTGGAACTATAAAAATAGCCAACCATATACATGATTCCATCCAAGTCGCCAACCGTACTAATAACATTCGCTTACCAGATTTATCAGCAATCCATCCCCATACCAAAGGTGCGAAAAAACGCGTCACAATAGCAATTGACGATAAAACACCAATTTCTTGATAATTAAACCCTTGATCTTGAAGATATAAATTCCAGTAAGGCATAAATGTGCCAACAATGGAATAATAGAAAAAGTAGAATCCTGACAGTCTAGCTGCAATTGTTAAAGGTTGCATTCGGTTGCTTTATCTTGCACTTTCAAATAGTTAATCACAATTAAGGTTGCATCCGCTTGTACTGATATGCTGTATGTTGCACTTCACTAGTCTACAAATCAGTCTACAAATTTAATTTCCAATCAATTTAAAAAAATTTGTAGACTGCATGTTTTTTAAGCAGAAACTACTCATCAAATTACTGATCTGCGCAATTCTATCATTTTGGGTAAAACATAATTCATTTATTGTTAATTGAAATAATAAAACTGGATTAGTTTTATGTGCTCAAACTATGAACCAATCGCAAAAGATAGAATTCATCTGTTTGAGCCTACTGATTGCGCTTTAGACTTCGTAAAAGCAGCAACAAGAATGTTGAACGATATCTATAAAGAAGGGATTAAATATAAGAAGTGTGGTGTTGTGCTGACAGGTTTAGAGCCAAAATCTGGCCACACTTATGACCTCTTAACTGACTTTGAGCACATAGAGAAAAAGGAATGTTTGATGAAAGCTATGGATGGTATCCATAGTAAATTTGGAAAGAAAAAAATTAGTGTCGGACCTTGTTTTGTACCTAATCGGAACTGGTCGATGTCGCGAGATAAACTTAGTAGAAATCCATTTACACGTGAAGGAATTTTGATTATATATAAATAATATATTTCAATTCTTTAGAAAAACAACTATGCCTCATCCAACTTATAAAGACGATATTAATTTTTTAATTAATCAAATTAATGAAATAAAAGATAAGGATTTTGCTGAATATACGATTCTTCTATCTAATAATGAGATATTTCCTTCGGCTGGTTACAGAAGTCAATGGAAGGACGAGGTTGTAGATTATTTAACAAAGATAATTGATTACTATAATTATTTTTTAAAAGTTTCAAATAATGAAGATTATTATTATTATAAATTTTTAGATGCCTTTAAAAAAATCCATAGTTCTTTATCAAATTTATTTAATATTATAGTAGATCAAAATGCTACAGAAGATTTAAATAATGCTTTTAGTGAAGTTTTTAATGCGTTTCGTTTTTTTGAAAAACTAAAGACCACACCATTTCAATTTTCACCGTCACTAACTAGGGATGACTTTATATTAATTTATAATGAAGTAAAGTCAATTCGTCATCTATTTGATCCTGAGAATGAAGTTTTAGGAATTTATGATTCTTGTAATGAAGAAGAAAAAAATGAAGTTTGTTCAAACTTAATTAATATTAGAAATATTGCAAGGAAGGAAAAACATACATTAGATGATGGAATTGAACTTAAAAAGAGCTTGGATTATATTTTTGATCGAAATACAATTAATGAAGCAAAAGAACTAGTTTCCGAAGTAAAGGAAATATCTGAAACGTTTAAATCAAATGTAACCAAAGAAACAAACAAAGAAATATTAGCCACATTTTCGACGACCACTGAAAAGCTAGAAGAAGAAATTAAAAAACTTAATAATTGGATAATATTTTTATTCTGTTCCATTATGCTTATATTATCGACCAAGGTATTTCTGATTTTATTTATGGAGGATAAATTTAAAGATATTTATAATTTTTTACTATTTTTAACTTTAATTTTATCTTGTTCAGCACTTTTAACTTATTTTATAAAGGAAAAAAATTATCTTAGAAAGTTATATGATTTTTACCTAATGAAGGGTCTAGAACTGAATGCATTACCTGGATATATGAATGAACTAACACCAGAGCAAAGAAGAACTTTGATTGTTCAGTTAGCCCCAATGTATTTCCTTGGTGACAGAGATGTTAAAAACCCTACCACCTCTACTGAAAGTAACAATATACAGACTATAAGTGGTTTAGTAACAGAGTTAGGTAAAATGATCAAAGAACTAAAGCCATAAAAGATCATAGAGCTTTAACACCGATCCCAATATTCAAATTACTATTGATCGTATGAGCTGTGCATACTGATAAGAGAATGCACAGCGCTGTTAGAACCAATGCAAACTTAGAACGCTTACAATGAAAGACTTTCATACTATGAGATCCGGTTGGCGATCCAACCATAGAAAAATTGTTCCTGGCTTGGGTTGCGTTCACAGATTTCAATATAGCGCTGGCCTTGCATGATATTGAGTACACGCAGCAAAACCTTTTCCCCATCTTTACCACGCTTGGCCAAGTATGTTTTAAGTGCATTTAATGTGGCTGGCCCGTAAATTCCATCAACCGCAAGATCTGGCCAACCACCTTTACCCTGATTATTCAGCAAGTTTAAAGCACGTTGTAAAAGTGGTTTAGCAAAACTGGTACCGCAATTCACACCTGTATCTAGAAGTTCTTCTGCCACAGCAGAGTTAATCAAATTTATCTGGTCAAATCGTGGAGCTGTCCAATACTGTTTTTTATAAATGGCTTTGGCCACATCAAGCGACAAGTCTTTCATATTGCCTTTAAATCCATTTGTTCGGGCAACTGCTTCAGTAATACCGAATTTAGTAGCCCCTCCTCGATCCGCCGGGTTATTAACATAACCACCTTCGCGTTTAATAAGTTCCTCAAGATATTGTTCGATGTTCATTTCAGTTTCCTTTAGATGTAAAAAAACCGCCCGAAGGCGGTACGTAATTAATGGCGCGATTATTTCAGAGCCAAAATAATCGCGATAACGATGATTCCTACAACTAATCCAAAATTGGTAATTGCCTGTAATAGTCCTGCTCGATCAGCACCTTTCTCGCTCATTTTTCCATCTACCTTTAATTCAGATTTTGATGTATGCTTATGCATAGAGATATTTCTCCTTAACTTTCGCTGGTTGAGTTGAATTGAAGACCTCAGTGCGCCAACACTGGGGTTTTTGCTTTTTTGGAATAAAGTACATTTCTTACTTCCCAGAATTAATAGACGAACTTTACCCCCTTTCGTTTTTTAATATCAGGCGGAAGGACTTCCGCCGACTTTGTTAAAAAATTGTTTCTGCTGATTGACGGCCTGCTCATACATAATTTTCCTGCCCGTAAAAATAGAAAAACCACTCTGTGGTGGTCGTTTCATACTATTGGTTGTTAATAGGATTTAGTAGTAGTCAGAGGCTTGCACTGTCAACAGATAATTTCTCTCTTATACGTGTACCTTCTAAACAAAACCGTCCGAAGTCGGCATTAACTGTTTTCGATGTCTTTTCTGGCTTTTTTAAACTCTTTAATCACTTCAACAATCGTTTTACCTTCCTGTTTATCTATGAAATTAAAGATCCAGCGGACCAAAGCCCATCCTGGTAAACCACATACAAAGAAGAAGCCACCTAAGGTAATCATCCCCCAAATATCGGTAACCCATTCATGCAGTCCCCACTTCACAATAATGAAAGAGCCACCAGCCAGACTTGATACAACTGTACAAATTAGACCTACTGCCCATTCTTGAGGTGATCGTGGCATTCGTGTCATTAATACAACGGCAGCAACCAAAGCAACTGCTAATGTCACCATAATTGCTGCACCATAAAATTTTAAAATTGCTGTTAGACCGCTTGTGGAAACTGGTTCCATTTATTTCTCCAGAAAATTTAGACAATAAAAAAACCCCGCGAATGCAGGGTTTGTGTACTTGGTTAGGTGGTTATGTAGTTGTTTCTACTTTAACCTTTTCAGCATTTCGCCTACTGATCTTTTCTTCAAAAACCATGTAAATAAAGAACAAGAAAATTGGAAATAAGAAGGAAATCTTAGTAAGCATAAAAGTTAAAACAAAAAGTTTATTACTGAAACCTTTAACATTTAAAATAAGTAAAACCAATAAAAATAGCCCAATTACCCCTGTTAAAAGATAAGTAAATACAAAGAGTGTAGCATCTTGAATGGAAGCAATATTTCGCCCATATGCATATTGCTCTTCTTTATAAATGTATAGGTCGTAAGAGTATAGGCCTGTACCGCCAATTAAAAGAACTGGATTATTAAGTCGAGATTCCCAAGCGTATTCAACCAAATTAGTTCGTAAAATAGTATTAGCGTTATCAGACACACCATCTGAGAATCGGTCTTTCTGAGAGCTATAGCCAAAATAAACTAATGGCAACCCTATAATGAGTGCTGTAAAAAGAATCTTTGGTCGCTTAATTAAGCCTGATTTTAGCAACATTGTGACCAAGAGCAGAGAGCCAACCAGGAAGGCAGCTGAGGATAAAGTCAGAATAATTGAAACTGGTAGAAGAAAGTCTTTCTTTCTAAAGTTACTATTTTTAACAAGATACGGTAGATACAATGCCAAGGTATAAGCAGCAAAGTTAGATGGCTCCCAGAAAAGTCCAGCAGGCCGGAATACTGTCGAACCGCTATAATCCATTGATGTACGCTGTTCAATGCCAAACATTCCTAACAAATCAAATTTCAGTCCGATTCCATAGTAAAGTGCGAACTGTATTAATAGATAGAAAATATGAAATAATGCTACTTTCCTGAGAATTAATGCGTAATTAACCTTGTTGAAAGACCAAAATATCATCAATGCAAGAATGATTAGTGAGAGTCGGTCTAATATTTTGAAAAAGAACGTATCTCTATCATCAGGAATTTGCAAGTATGTATTGGGAAAGAAAAAAGCCAAACATGTATAAACAATAAACCCAACCAACATGATTACTGTTGGGACAAGTAAAGTTTTATTAAATTTAGCCTCAAATTTAATAGTCAAAAGATAAATCAAAAGTAAGCCAATGCCGGCTATGCCACGTAAGCGGAAGTAACTATCTATAGAAATACAGAATACCGCCAAGTACAGAAAAACTTTATTGTTCATTTAAGCAAGAGTAATTGACTATTTGAATTGTTAAGTATATTAACAAGAACGTTTATTTTTTTCACTTAATTTAACAAAGGTCCAACCACTCACCAATTGTGTAAATGTGACTAATATGTAGATATTTGATGATTATGAGTATTTCTTAAACAAAATTTGAAAGATTGGTGTAACAGCTAAATTATTGGTAATTAAAAAATACATAGATTATGTTGTTCATATATAAAATAAACTAATTATTTAAATATTTCAAAATTATTTTCCTTAAAATCTGATACTTGAATAATAAAAAACACCCATTAGATGCTAAATTTTTGGTACTAAAAAGTCAGAGCTTGGTAAATTTTGTTGAGCGCTATCAATCTTCAGCTTGTTTAAGTAAACATTTTAAGATTTATTTAAAGCAATGTACTTACACTTTATTAGAAATAAATTTCAAACATCCTTGTATTGGAGATATAAATAATGAAAATAAAATTAAACCCATATATATCAATAGGTTTATTTTTAAACTTATCATTAACCGCTTGTGTCAACCAAACATTACCCCCAACAGCATCAGCAACAGCTATACCCACAAACACTCGCATTCGTGATGATATTCCTGTCAAAGAACTTACTAAAATCGAGGCGTTTACAGGTAAAAAAGGTGAAATTCAAAGAATCCCGTCAATCTTAAAACTAAAAGGTAATCAAATTTTATATTTTTGGAGTGGTGGTATTGAAGGCTATGATGGAGATCTTGATGGTGCAAAATTATACAAAAGGATTCTTCAATATAATTCTAAAGGACAAATTATTGATAGTGGAAAAAAAGAATTATTTTTCTCATCCCCTGATTTAAAGGGAGTTGCTAAACAACCCATGTTGGGTAGAACTAAAGATGGGAGAATTATATTGATGTTTAATGTAAGACAGCCATCTTTAGAGAAAAATGGATATCGGATCTATAAGATTATGCTTGCATTTTCCAGTGATGAAGGAAGAACTTTTACGAAACCAATAGAGATTCCTAATAACCCTATTGCAAAAACACAGTCTCTTGGTACTACTGGCACTATTTTAACTCTTCCATCAGGTCGTTTAGTTTGTCCTGTCTATTACATTGATTATTTAAGTGCAATAGGAATGATATATTCTGATAACTCTGGTGTAACTTGGAAATATGGACAAATATTTAAGCCAACCTATACTGTTCCTTTTGAACCTTCTATTACCTTAGATGAACATAACCACATTATTATTTCATCTAGAACTTCTAACCAAGCTTATAGAGAATTATCAATTTCCACTGATGGTGGTGAAACTATTCAAGATTTAAATTTAAACAAAGAACTTATAACACCTCCTGTTGCGGCTTCAATTTTATATGATGCTGATAATAAGTTTTTTTTACATAGCTCCCCAACCGGAAATGCGCGTGATCACTATAAAATTCAGCTGAGTTTTAATGACACAAAAAACTGGGAAAAAAGTTATTCACCTTTTCCTCCATCTTTTTATATTGGCTATTCACAAATAATAAAATTAGACAAAAATAGTTATGCCGTTGCTGTAGAAGGATTAATGAATAAATATATTCTCAATAATTCTGAAAATGTAGGGATATTTATTTTTAATAAAAAAGAGTTACTTGACAATATTTCCCAATAAAAACTTTTTAATATATCTCTAATATATCAAATTAGTTAAAAATATAAAATAATAAATAAAAGGATATCTACACATCCTTTTATTTATTATTAGGATCAAAAAAGCCCCATTTTCTCAATGAGGCTATTAACTACTATTTTTCTATAACTTGCCAAGATAAGCTATTCACATCAGATATATCACTAAGTGAGGTTCTGGATGCTTTTAACTTCTTGAGAAGTCATTTTTTGAGTAGTCACTTTTTTGCCAATCTTGATAAAAGGTTTCTCATAAATTCTATAAGAAATATTGGCTATGACGATTGTAGCAATTGAAGTAACAACTATACACAACATAGGTTGATAAACTAATTTGTTAACAAACATATAGACGACTGGGTGTAATAAATAGACTCCATATGTAGCTTCACCTAGATTTGCAAAAGGTTTAGCAAACCAGCTAGGAAGGTCAATTTCTAACTTATAAAAACCAAGCGTTAAAGCAATTGAAGCCAACGCAAAAACAATTCGGTTGAAACCAGTTGTAATATTAATTTGATCACCATCTACTGGATACAAGCATAAAACAGCAAGCGAGATTACAACCAGAACATTCGCTATATTCTTCATGCTTACACTATGGAAGTTGTAATACAAAGCAAGTCCACAAGCATATAAGAAGAAATTATTAAAGGGATTAATGTAGGTTTCCCACTGAGCTGATAAAGTTCTACTTGGATCTAAAGCAGAGAAAGTAAAATACATTCCTACAGCAATTAGCCCTAAAACAGCCAAATTACCTAATTGCTTATTTTGGGCATACAGCATGATAAGAAAGGGTGTGAAAGCATAGTAGAATGTTTCATTACCAATGCTCCAAGCTCCAATATTTATATATTCGGCTGGTGCAACAAAGCCAAACAATAATGTCACATTCAAAAAGATTTTATAAATATCAAGCTGGTCATTAACTATAAAACCTATCCCTGCAACAATAGCAATAGCTATCCATAAGAGTGGCAAAAGTCTAAACAAGCGACGTATAAAGAATACAATAGATGTATGAAAATTTTTAATATAGTTGTTATATACAATTCCCATACTCAAACCAGAAAGTACAAAGAATATTGAAACACCATAAATACCAAAATTTCCTAGAATATTTCCAGCTTGTGGATGAAAAACCTCCCAACTGATTAAATGATAAATCATGATCGCAAATGCCATCATACCTCTCAACCAATCCAATGATTCAAATCTTTTCATATTATTAACTATATTTTATCGGCTATCCTTAAAATCCAAACAAGACTTAAACACAAGCAATAAAATTAATACTATAAAAAAGAAACAAAATGTAGCTAATTGTTAAATTAAAAATAATACCAATAAAAATCAATTTTTTAAAAAAACAAAATATTAATATAATATTATTTTAATAAATATAAAAAGTTAAATAATAATATATAAATTAATTATAATAAAACACCATAAAAATAATATTATAATAATAAACAATATATTAAAAGCAAAAACTTATAAAGCCTATTATATAGTTAAAAAACTCACAAAATTGTTTCTGGGTTCAATAAAAGCACCCAGTTTGGGTGCTATAAATTAACCTTCAGAAGTACTTTGATTAATCTGATTTGAGTAGTTCCAGACTGTGTTTTCCCATACATCCCGTGCTGCTACACGAATGTAATATGGGGTTGTTGGTTGTAATCCTCCAATTGTGGTTGTTAATTCTGTACCAGTCCACGAAGGCGGTGTTTGTGTTGGATCAAAATTAGAAGTACTGCTGAGCCAAACAGCATAGTCTTTCAGGTCTGGAACTTCACTAGGTACCCATGTCACTGTGACTGAATCAATAGTTGCTGAGGTATAAACATTTAGAAGCACTGGCGGTACCAGATTGCTAACACTTAATTCAGCGTACGTGCTGATCTGGTCGCCGTTTTTACTGGCTACACGAATGGTATAAGCACGGCCTATCCCATCAGTTTTGGCCTCTTCAATTGAATAGCTATAATCCGTATTGGTTGTATCAACCTCACGAATCATTGCACCATTCGACCAGACCTGAACACGGTAGCCATCTGCACCGGTTGAGCTTTGCCACTGAACTTTGAACGTGGTGCCCACAAACGGCGATTGAAGTGACAGTCCTTTCACACCCGCAGGACGTCCACCAGATAGTGTATAGCTGTATGCCGTTACCTCATCTAATGTTTGCTCTTTACGCTCTAAGCCATTAAAACTTGTGAACTTCAAGAAGATCTGTTTATCTACCAGATTTTCATTGAACTGATATGCAAAGATAGCCCGATCAAGACGTACAAATGGCTCACCCGCGTTATGAATCGCAGCATCATCAAACCGCCCACGCAACACATCACTTAAGGTATAAAGCCCGGATCCGTTTAAAGTGGCCACCTGATAATTGAAATACTCGTCACCGACTTTACAAAGCGTCTGGTCGGCTTGTGCATCTTCTAAAGTGCCGCTAAAGATCTGACTCACTGTATTGAGTTCAACTTGCAAAGCTGTATCATCGGCATCAACTGCCGTAACTAATTGGCCATATCGTGCTGATCCGTAAATGGTACCAATCATTTCATAAGTCGTATTATCAAGGCTGGCCCAAACATTACAGCCACCCCAATTGATGCCACCAGACACCGCAACCCATACCTGATTTTTACCGTCTGTCAGATCCAGTGGAGGTTCAAAAATAACAGGTGCATTCACATTACCCGGTTCTTCATTTCCGCCTTGATAGCCGTTAGAGGCTTGTGAATCATATTCAATTGCAGATCTTGAGCCTATGGCCAACTCTTCTGCTGTTATTGTTAATTCACCGAACTCATCTTCTTCAATACGTGTAATACGTACAGGGAATTGATTTAAACCCAAAGCTTCATCAGTAATAGTGACAATATCCATTGGCTCTAAACGGCAGTACTTCCACCCCAAAGTAAACTCATATTCATTACGCACATAAAGCAATCGTTGTAAGCGAAGCTGAGCAGCATGACGGGCTATTTTAGGTTCACAGAAATAATGATTTTCTACTGGATCTTCGGTACGCAAGCCATACATCTCGATATTTGCTTGGTCCTTCGCTTCAGTAGTTTCTGTGTTGTACTGATTGTATCGATTGATGTATTCGATCTGAACATGATTATAAGCATCAGTGTCACGGCTACGGCGTACTCGCACAGGCTCATCATCACTAATAAAATCATCATCAGTTAAGTGATAAACAGGTGTGAGATCTGGAGTAAAAGTAATCCCATTACCAGTGATAGCTGAATCTCCAAAAGATCTAATTTTTAAACCGTCTGGACTTGGTACCACAGCACAATTTACAGCTTCTACAATCTCATTAATCGTTTCATAAGCTGCGCGTTGTTCAGTGAATGCTGGACTAATAAGAAGATTAGCTGCACGGCAATACGTGCGGAACTCTTCCAGATCGGCCATATTTAAATTAGGTGCGGCTCCATGACGTGGATGCGTAATAAAGTCTTCAATTACATCAGCCGGATTAGCATCATCAATAGTATCCGACAATGTAATTGTACTAATCACTTCAAAGTTATGATTTGAGAGACTCGCACTATTTCCCATCTCATAATTAGCTGCTGCCACATACCCCAAATAGGGATAATTAATTGCCTGATTAGGATGTTTTGAAACTAGCCAACCCCAAGGCGGGTTACTATTACCGTCGAATAATTCAAACTTAAGCTGATCAATTGGATCTAAAACAATGGATCCTTCTTGCTTAGAAACAAATTGCTCCTTATCAACCCAAATCAGACCAATCTTCTTAATCTGGTTTTCACACAAACCCAGCATAAGAGACGCACTATAACTAAATGTTGTGTTACTGGTTTTAGTGCTACCACCCTTACCACCAGATTTAGTGACAGTCGTATGAGGCGTTGCCAAGAAATCCCCGTACCAAAACATGTTGGCCGCTACACGTGTTTTCCCGTAAACCAAAGGCTGACAAAGCCCATAAGCCGATTGCTGGATACGCATAGAATTAATACGGGTATCCGTTGTACTAATCGTAGTACCACCAAATAATCCACCCATTATTTTTTCAGCCTCTTCATACGAAAAAACCCGGCAATTCGCCGGGCTAAACTTCCTTTGGTTCCATCCTGAATGATGACTCCCTGATGGATATAACTGTGAATGACCTGTGGCCACTCAATGACAATTGCACCATGACTGATACACTTGCCGAAATGATATAAAACAATGTCACCCGGTTGTGGCGGACCTTCGACTGGATCGCATACACCTAAAATGAGTTCCAAATAGCGTTGCCCCATCTGGTGCATGTGCCAGTCTGGTGGATATGGCCGCGGGTCTAAATGGTCCATTAAGCCTACTTTTTCGTAGACTTCACAGATCAAAGTGCCACAGTCCACCCCCACGCCTTTTACACGGCCTTGGTGGTGATAAGGAGTGCCGAGCCATGTAAGCGCCTCTTGTACTGCTTCTATATTTTTCATATCAGTACTGCTTTAAGAAATTGGCAAGGATGATGCCCATTATTCTAAAAAACTTATTTTTTGGATGGAGCAAATAGGCTGTAAATGCGCCTGGATCATCGCCAAGATAGTAAAACTTATTCTTTTCATTTAGACCGGTTAAGTTATACCAATCTAAAACAGGAATGCCGTAAAGCTTGCCGATAGCTTTCATGATATTGGCGTACGCTTCATTCATTAACCCGACGACATTCGGATCTGTATTGGGTACATTCGATGTGTTGTACTCGTTATACCACCCACGAATAGGTGTTATTAAGAAGATCTTACAAGCTGGATTAGATGAGATTACATGTTCAATAGAGGCTTGTAATGCACCCGCATAAGTAGTTTTATCGAACTGGCTTCCAATTGGGGCAATTTGTCCAACATCTACACCGGTTCTGCAGTCATTAGCTCCACTGGTAATTGTTGTTGCATATGTATTTGCAAAATTAAATAAACTAATTTCACCTACGTAAATTTGTGGCATCGTCCAACCTGAACGACCATGATTATCGATCACACAGCCCAAGATTTCTTTTACAGCAGATTGGTACCCTTCACAGGTTTGGCCTCGTTCAATATGAGAATCAACAAATTGTTGAAGGAAATACCATGTAATTGAATCACCAAACGTTGCTAGGACCTGATTTAACCAATGATTAAAAGCATCTGATGACATACTGGAAGCAGGCAACTTGCTATAAAACTGCTCAAAACTGAACTGGAAGGCATAGCTCATATTTGGATTAGTTGTGTATTCAGCATCATCAGCCAAACTCGTAGTGCTATAAACCCCATCATGTCCAGATGTTGCGGAAACATACACAGATTGCCCCGCTACCGAGGTTCTTATACCTATATATTCCCCTACATTAAACTCTAATTGAATTGGGATTTCATTTAAGCCTACTGCAACATTTACCGATACATAACGCTGACGTATAAAATGGGTTCCTGACTTTTTATATACGCCAACTTGTAAAGAACCTGAAGCAGTAGCATACGTTGAAAACTTGGTCACGATACCGTCTTTAATCGCAGCTTTTGCTGGAATCCACTGAGCAATATTTGCATTCCCGGATGCAAAAACAGGCTTGTACTGAACCCCAAATCTTTGAAGGCCCACAACACTATCTAATGTAAATGTATTTCCATCAATCCTACTATCAAGATCTGTAAAAGTGGAAGCGATCCCTTCTAGATTTGGAAACATATGGAAGGCAATTTGTAAAATTGCAGTAGCACCAGAGTTGCTAGAAGTAATGGCAAATGAGGTAGCGTTCGGGTTTGAATCCACATAATAGGATGGTGTGGATGTAGACTTTTGAACATATGAAACTACACCACCCGCTGTTACAGAAAATGCAAGATATTCCCCTGCATTTAATGCAATATTCAGGTTATCAAGCTCATTTAAACCAATTTTAGTGAGGCTTAAAGTAGCAACAGTTCGGTTTAAGTTAAAGGTACTACCTGATAATGTGAAAACCTTAATTGTTGCTGTTCCAGTTGTAACCTTAGATACCAAGGAGATTTTACGAATTACTGTTCCAGCTGCTGCGGGTTTATTTAGTACATACGTTCCTGAAGGTACATTATTTAATGTGGCCTCAGTATTATCAGTCGATCCAATTACTATCTCTTGCCCAATAGCTTTATTGAAATCCTTAAGTTCTGACATCCTATTGTCAATTGATACTTCGACAAACTCTGATGAAGGAACTTCATTTTTTAAAAATTCGATGAGTTGGGTTTGAGCGGTTTTAAACCCCTGCTCAGTAACCCCTGAACCTGTAAACTGGTCGGCATTAGGTAAAGGCATTTTTATCCCCAAATAAAAAGCCCTGCAAATGCAGGGCTTGGGTTAAATTAGATAAGTTAAATTGAGGTTTCAGGTACCGGTACAAATGGTGCACCACGGAAACGAGCACGGTTGTTAAATCGATTTGTACAAGTATCAAGTCTTTTGTCACAACCCGGATAAACGCGGATTGTTTCTCCAATTGCTGGCATATCAAGAAGTGGTAGGGTTAGAAGCAATGCGCCCGATTCATGCAAACGGACTGTACGCTTAATACCAACATTCACGCCTTCTAAAAACTCCACAACTCCTTGAGTAAACCAACCTTGAGGCTGGCTTAGATCACAAAGGATGCGACTAGGTGTACTATTCGGCCCAATAGTCGTATTCACGGCAAAATCTGCACTTAACAATCCACAGGCACTATCAAATAAAGTATTTAAACAACCTGGCGTGTATAAATTTCTTGGCATTTGAAGTTTTAAGTCATCCACTTCTGAAACCACACTAGCGTTAATTTCATAACGATCGAGTTCAGGCTCAACAATGCGGCCTTCAAATAAAACCAACGTACCGGCACTCGTATCAGTTGGAGTATTTATATCCATAAAAATACGTTCAAGCTTAAATCGAGCACCATCTAAAACACCGTTATGAAATGCCTGTGCTACAGGTACGTCACCAAATTTAGCGCTTTCATTGGTTTCAATTTTGATAGACAAATTATCAACTTCTATTCCTAAAGAAAGGCTGGTACCTTCGCGGCTAATGATTGGACCATCAGCACGAAACTCCTTGCCTTGCACGGTCAAATTGACGTCATAGCTGGTATAGCAATATTCAATGCCTTGTATAGTAGAGATGGTGTACAGATCCGCCATGATGAATTGATCAGCATCTAACAAGGCAATAAGTTTGGGTGATGCTTGTCTCATATCTTAGCTCCTAAGGATCCGATTAATTCAACCTTGTTCGCTTTCCACAACTTATGCATAAAGTTGACATACTGCTGAGTGTCATCTTTAAAGCGGCATCGGTAATAGAAAGTACCCATTACAGTTACTTCTATACCCTCTTCAATTGGTTCTGAAACAATGTATTTACCGTCACTCGTCACCTGAGCCGTTGCGGTATTCCACATCAACTTTTCTTGGTTTGAATTCCACATGGTTTTAACTGGTGTTTGATTCCACATATTAGGATCCACTTCACCAACAATTTGTTCTTTGCTATTTCTGAGTGGCAATTGACTTGTATACATATCCTTATAAAGTTGGAATGAGGTAGTTGCCCCGTCACCCACAAAAGTGCAATTAAATTCATTATCCTCAAGCATTTTATAAAGAAATGAATCAAAAGCCCCACGACGTTCTAGATAAAACCCTTGTAGTTGCTGCAATTCCTTTCTCCCTTTATTTTCCCGCAAGAATGCGTAAGACAACGAGATTTCATATTTCGGAGCGGCCTGAAAACTCGCACGGAGTTCTCGGCCATTAATTGAAGTCATGATCTTGGTATTGAACATGGGTGTTAATGAGGCATCCCATTCAAGACCGGGTAATTCTGGAAATAATACGTTTGACACTTACACCTCCTTATTTACCATTCTTACCAAAGCCACGAACATAGCTGTGTAAGCCGCTAGCCACTGCACGACCATTATTTTTTAATAACCGCTCAATACTCCTAGCATCTACAGCGCTAATATGAATAGTCGGTCCACCACCACCTTCAGTTGCTGCAGCTGCTCCGAAACTTGCACCACTACGCATGGCTTTACCCATTTCACGAATAGTATTTGCATGTTGTGAAGGTAGAACCATTTCGTCCTCATGAAGCTGGGTAACTGGATTCACACCAGATGGAATGTCATAACCGCCTCGAGCAGATTTGATCTTACCCGCTAAGCCTGCCACTAAACCAAATGCAGCCGCACCGACACCAACGGCGAGAATTGGGCCAATGTATGGAATGGCAACCATTGCTTTAAATGCTCCGGCCATTGCTTCCCATGCTGACATCATGATGCCCTTGATAGCTTCAGCAGCCTTTAACCCCAATCGAGCCAAACCACCCGCAGCAGTAACACTGGTACGAGTTGCTTCACCTGCAATTGTTGCCCCTGTTTGTGCAGCTTGGCCAGAAGCTTCAGCCGCTGTTTCAGCACCAACAAAACCGAGTTTTCGAGCTAGTTTAATTGCTTGGATTCTGAGCCAGCCTTGGAGCTCTTTAGTAGCCGATTGCAATGCAAATGCACCCATGTCTGCAAGGACAGCTTTAGTTGCGTTACTCCATGTCAGTGTGCCATTCATGAGAGACTGAATGCCCTGATCCCAAAGGTTAGAAAGTCGAGAAGTGAAGCCTCCGAACTTATCTTCAAAGTCTTTCATTTCCGCGTCACTGATTAAGCCCATAGACTGGGTATTTGCAACTTTCTGATCAGTCTCTAAGTCTGAAATGTTGTTTGTGATTTGGTTTTGATTACCCTGTTTGCCAGTAATGCCAGTTTGCTCATTTTCTAAAGCTAAACGCTCTAAAAGACCTTGCCGTTTAATTTCACGTAATTGATCTTCTAGCTGCTTCTCTAATTGAACTTTGCGAACATTAGAAATTTTCTTGGCATCATATTCAGCTTGGATCCGTGCCGCTTCGATTTCATACAGGCGTTGTGCTTGCTGTTGATAATTATCGATCTGTTCTTCACGAGCTTTCTTGTATTCCTCAAACTCTTTTAAACGGATAGCAATGATCTTGTCTGAAGCATCCTTTTCGGCTTTGACTTTAGCAGCGGCTTTTTCATCGGCAGTCATCTTAGATTTTTCAATCTCATCTAATGACTTCTGAAGATCTAAAGCGACTTTCTTTTCTTCGGATGCATATTTATACCGAATATCTGCAAGTGCTTTAGCAGCCTGCTCAGCCTGACGCACAGCATCTGATTTTCCCTGCTTTGCCTTATCCGACTTACCTCCATCTGGATTGAGTGCTTTATTTTGCCCAATACCAGAAGTAACCCCTTTACTTCCACCTCTACTACCAAGTTGAGCATTTTGGATATCAATTTTAGCTTGGGATAAGCGATCAAATGAGGGGTTTCCACTAAAGATATTAGATGCTGAATTAATTGCGGCTTTGGTGGTACCAGCAATATCAACCACGGTATCTTTGGTTTCAGTCCAGATTGCTTTAACGCCACCCGCTAAAGCCTTACCTTTAGCTAGAATCCCATCCGCATTAACAAAATTTACAGCTGTGCTTCCGATGGTCCGAAGATTACTCATCACACCAGACATTAAACGCACAAGATTTTGCAACCCAGCTCCAAGCCCAACAATAACAACTGCCACGCCCTTAGCAACTGAACCTAAGGTTTGAATAACGCCAGTAAATGCTCCACCCTTTGTGGTGCCATTCATAAAATGACTAATAACACCACTTAAAGCTGGCATCACTGCTTGTGCCAATTGATTTTTTAAACCAGCGTACTGCATTTGAAGTACTTCGGTTTGTGCCTTCAATTCAATGGACTTTTGAATTGCCTCTTCACCTGTAATAATCCCTGCCTCTTCCATGGCAGACTGGTATTCTTTCCAAAGCTTACCGCCATCCTGCAAAATAGGGATCATTGCTGTAAGATCAGATCCCATGCTTTCTAAATAGAATGACATTTGCTGCTGGTTGACTCCAGCCTCTTCCAGCTTATCGACATAAGTTTGTAAGGCTTCTACCCCATCCATCTTGGACATTTCTTCAGCGAGCTTTTTAGCACCTTCGGCACCGGATTCTGTTTTAACGGCGATTTGCTCAAAAAAGTCTTTAGCTCCACCAGAACCCACTGATGCAAACTCACCAATCTTTTCATTGAAATCTTTCATCATGTCTGAGAGTTTTTCTTGAGAAAAACCTAAAGTTTGTGCCGCCCCAGATAATCCCTGAAATGACTGAATTGAGGTATTTGCTAAGGCTGAAAATCTTGCAAGTTCAACATTATTATTAGCCACTTCAATTGCTAGTGTTGCCAACCCCGCAGTAGCTGCTACGGTACCACCTACTGCCAGACCTGCAACCGCTCCAGCTGCAACAAGTGCACCACCACGCAGAACTCCTAATTTGGAAGTAATACCATCAAAAGCTGAACCTATTCTTGAACCGCCAAGTGCTTCACTAATTTGGTTACTAAATCCTTCTGAAATAGACTTGGAAACATCATCGAACTGTTGCTTAACGCTTGAAAGATCAAATTTAAATTTCACCCCTTTAGTAGAATTTTCAATTTGCTTGGCAGATTCAGTGACAATCTTTTCTGCCTCATCCATACCTTTTTTAAGCTCAGAGGTCTTAGCACCAATATGAACTTCTACGCGGTTATTCGCCATTTCAGTTTTCCTCAGGCATAAAAAAACCCACTTCTTAGAGTGGGTTCATATCAAAATTTAAAATGACTTTAAAATTTCAGACGTATATTTTCTTCAGCTTTTTTAGCCTTAAGATATTCATCTAAATCTTCTTGGGTTACTTTAGAAATATCTACATAACTAAGCGAACCGCTTTCCAGATCAATATTATATTTTTGAGATAAAAGCTTATTATAAAGCGATCTACTTGAACCGGTTTCAGAGTTTAAAAGCGTGCATAAATGACCAATAATCGCTAAGTCTACTTCCGATTGCTCTCCCTTCACAAAAGCTTTCAATTGCGCATCTCTAAATATATCTTGCGTTATTTCCCTAACAAAATTTTTATATTTCGGACTATTATCTTCAGCGGCTAACTGAATAGTTTCAAGAGGTACGGTAGTATGCCATAATGATTTTCGTAGTTCACAAACAAAGACTAAATCATTGGTTTTTAGATCTTTTGTTGCCTTATTTTTTATTAATTTATCTATTTTATAAGAGTTACTTTCATATTCCTTTGAGTGTTCATTTCTTTCATATTGCATATAAAGATAATTCCCCACTATATAAAGAATTGCAGAAAGAGCTAATACAAGAATTCCTATTAATATTTTATTAATCATATTTGATACCCTATAAACGTATTAACAAAGATACCAAATTGATTATTTAATGTCTCTTAAAAAATCTTAGGCGGTATTAACCGCCCTGTGGAAAATTGCTTAAAACCTCGATTAAATCGTCGTCGTCTTCTGTTTCAGTATTAACTGGCTGATCATCAATTCCCATAAATGCTTCCAAAATACGGCAAAGCCTTTGTACCCCAATACTTGTGGGAGGATTATTTTGCTGATACGCACTTAATGCTCTTAATCTAGGTAGATCCATTTCATTACGTACATAGTCGTAATCTTTACCCATGGTGAGCACTAAATGCGTGTACAGCTCCTCCCAATTTATTCCCCCGATGATTCACCTGCAGGTTTAGCTGTTCCTGTGTATTCTAAGCCTGAAGTCTTAGTTACCAGTGATAACACCTCTTCCATGTTAGCCATGTCTAAGAGCTCATCAGAAACATATTCACGGGTAATATCCGGATAATTCCGCTTTAAACAAATATGGGCCATGTCTACAATTACGGACACAGGGACATCATTTGAGTTTAACTGTTCTTGGAAACGCTCAAGTGTACCCAATGGTGCTGGAGCAAAAATCCAAGTCTGGCCAGCAATTTCTTTACTATTACCACGCGGGTTATCCACTTGCTTAAATTGCATTTAGTGTTACTCCGATAAATCGATTTTGAAAACACGGTTCAGATCATCAGCCATTGGCTGAAATTCAAATTCAGGGATGTCGTAATCGTCCTGTTTTGAACTGAACCCAAGCTTGTTACTTGTGCAACGGTAGAAATTCATATGCATGAATTTGCCCTTGTAATCACGTTGCAGATCTAATGCAAACTCAGGTGTATAACCCATGTCTAAGTTGGACACGGTGATTGACTTACCACCTGCAACTGTTGCCGAATATCGGAAGCTAATAAAAACTATCTTCCCAACATCGGCAGTAGCAAATGTGTAGGCACCTGTCACATTATCCACGCTGTATTGCCCTGCCGTTGGTGCTGAGGCTACGCGCTTAAGTGGAATAGCCTTCCCATCAGTAACACCTAAATCCTTAACAAAAGTGCCAGCATTTGGAACTACAGGTGTAACCAAGCCGCCAGTTTGAATAGTTTCACCATTAATGGTTTGAGATACTGTCTCAATCCCACCTTCAGCAACTACACCGCCAAAGAAAATAGAATTTAACAATGTGCCATTGATACGTCCGAAAGATGCTTTACCTTTAATTGAACCTTTACCACGTGCAGCATCAACGGCGAACTGTCCACGGCCAAAGAGTTCTTTTAAATCGAAACTGATATCGACACCTACCGACTGCAAGACTCCCACTTCAACTGGTGTGGGATTGCTAATTGGTTGCCCATAAACATCTTGAATCGGTGTAGCAAAGATCTTGCCGGCACCAAATAAATATTGAGCCATTTATTTTGACCTCTCTAAAATGACAAAACCGCCATCGAGGCGGTCATAAAATGAATGTTTTGTTAATTGGTTGTGAGGATCCGGATAGGGATAATGACAATCGCCTGATCATCCAGCATGTTTTCTACGGCTTCATATACTTCTACTGTGCCCTCGATCCAGCAATGCTCTACCAAACCACCTAAGGTTTGATATTCGCTAAATTCTGGATGGTCTGGTTTTATTGCTTCACGTACACGATCAATAAAAATATTCATCTGTGCTGATGGAGGTTTAGCTCTATCAGCCTCGTGAATATAGAGATAAACCTCGGCAGCAAGTTCAACTTTTGAGTTTAAACCGTGTACCGGCACTTCTTGCTGATTACCTTGTGTAATAAACATGGCAGGCCGTTCATCAGGCAGCACAGTATTAAAGTGACGTAAACGACGGCTAACCGTAATTAACCCTTCCACATTTGCACTTAACCGATTAAACAATGCTTGATAGATTGCTTCGCTATCCACTTGTTAAACCCCGCTGAATTGCTGCATCAATATTTTTTGGCACAATCTTGGCTACCATATCCAGTGAATCACGCATGAATCGCAGCTCTCTAAAACGTACATTCCTTGAATGAGCTTTCACATTGGCCTGAACTGGTGAGATAGGTCGGCCAAAAGCCTGTTTAATTGTTCTTAGGTGGGCTTTTATCCCTATAGATCCATTTAATCCAAACTCATGGGCAAAAGCATAAGGAACCAAAGCACCACCAGCTCCTACCGTTCCTTCTATCGAATCCTTATCCTCATCAACCTTTGATGACACAGAACCACGTAAGCGGCCAGACTGTACTTTTAAACGTTGGCCACTCAGCATATCTTCCTGAATCATTCGCTGTAAGCGCAAAGTAAGAGCGTTTATCGTGCGTCTTATTTCAAACCTAACTCGATCATTCATCTCATCAAAGTTTACTTGCCTATCAACACGATAATCGCTCATAGATTAATTACTCTTTAGCAGAAGCCGTCGATTTCTTTGGCTCAACCACTTCGACAAAACGCTCAAAACCTAAGGGCTTTAACATATTAATAATGTCATCCTCAGATTCTAAAACACCGTTTTTGATATCAAGGTTCTGACCAGCAATAACGATTTTTGTTGGCTTATAACCTTTGGGTGCCTGATATTTAAAAGACATGGGATTCTCCTATACGACAAAAACACCAACACCTAAACGGTTAGGGTTAGTGCCTTCATCATCGATTGGAATTGAATTTTTTAAGGCAAGGTAACGCTGGCCATACATACTTAGATCATAGAAAGCTTCTTTCGATGAGCGGGAATAACTCACGCTTTGGCCCGCAATAGTCATGCTCGATGCGGTACCAAAAGCGGCACCATTGCCGCTAGTAGTACCTACTTTAAGAATATGTGCTGCATATAGACCTACAGCACGCTCCTTTAATGCGCCAAACTCAATTTGAGATATAACCAGCTCAGCCTCTTCTAAGGCATCCTGAATCTTTGCATCAGGCAAGTTGACTAAAGCCGTATCAGTAGAGAATTTCTGGCGAAACGTTTGTACGTCCATAAGTCCACCTTATTCCTTAGCCTGATCTAACTTAGCTTGTAATTGCTCAAGTGTTTCATCATCACTGAACGTTACTTCAAGCGCTGCCAGTTCAGCTTTCACGGCGGCGAAAGCTGCTTCATCAGTTGCCTTTTGCTGATCACCTGCTGCATCGTTTTGCTTGCCACCTTTGCCGCCACGTCCACCGGTCTTACCTTTAGGCTCATCATCAGGAATTTCCTGAATATCAAGTTCACCCTTTTTAACGAGTGACTTAAAGGCTTTCCCTTTAGAAATGCGTGTGAAATCCTCGGTACTGACTTCTACTGTTTGGCCTTTACCGACCTGAATCCCATCAAAAGAAAAAGCGGCCTGAGAGCCGCTGTAAGTAATTTTTGGCATGTTTAGTTTTCCTTATTCAACATCGTAGTAGCGGAGAGAGTCGACACGTTTTAAATAGACACCTTCATACATATAGTGTCCTGGTGTACGCATCACATAATTGATAGGTTGAGCTGCCAAGAATTCCAGCTCATTACAACGGAAAGTAATGCAGCTTGGATCACGGCGATAAATAATGCTACGGTCTGTACCACCTTCACCTTTGCCTTCTAATGTGCTTTCAGAAGTAAACGTTAGTGTCTTACCTTGCATTGCAAAAGTATTCTTTTCCTTAATGTATTCTAAGAAGGTTTTACCTGCTGAGTCTGGAACAATACGGCTTGCGAGAGTCGTGAACTTATTCTCAGGCATCACGAAAGTATCTGGCTGAACACTGCTATCAAACTTAGATGCATTGGTAGCGCCTTTGATTGCCTTGTTAATGTCCGCAAGAACGGCTTCAACTGTAGCTGTTGCATAATCAATAGTGGAAGTAATGACCTCTACACCGGTTTGATTATAGAAACCAAGTAAACCCGTTTCAGGTTCACCAAACCATGCCACATCACTCATATGGTTTTCATAAGCCAGGCGAGCAGCTGCAACTTTGTCAGTAGTTAGCTGGATACCAGCTTTTAAGGCTGCTGCCGCATCAAAGATACTGATTTCATAACCAATAACACCAGGTTGTACGGTGAGTTTCACCTCGTCATACATCACTTCAGCTAATGGCACATCATTACCTTGACCTGAGAAGCGCTTACCACGTCCTACACCTTTCTTACGCTGCAAGACACTTGCAGAACCAATAACAGCACCTTCCAAACCTTCGATCGGTAAGTACTTCGCGTAGGCTTGAGCTTCAGCAAGTTGTGGCGTCATTTCATCAATTGATTCAAGCTTTAATAGTAACTTGGCAAAGTTATCTAAATTAAAGGCATCACCTACGGCAATTTGCACGCCATGTGCAACCGCCGATAAGCGAATTTTCATTTGTTCTAATTGTTTTGACATTTTTACGCTCCACGTAATCGAAGGATAGCTAAACCATCAGGACCTGTGATGGTTTCCCAAGAGGCATTAGGTAGTTCAGTAGAATCTAAAGCTGCAGATGAAAGAGAGCCTAACGGCGCTTGTGCTGTTGGGTTTGAGGTACGGACATATACCTTTGCCTTGATATCAATTACAGGAGCTGTAGGTTTTACCCAAATAGAACCAATCTGCATGATAGGTGCGCAGTCTTTAGCCTGATAAGCTTCTTTGCCTAAGGCGTTTTTTCCTGATTTACCAACATGCTGAAAAACTACTACACCAAACTTTGTGTTCGTTGCACCAGTTACCGCAGAGACGGTTTTACCATCCGCAGACTGTACCGCTACCTCCCCATCGCTTAACACTGTAGTGCCAGCGACTGGTAAAGATAAAATTTCTTCGGGCATGTGCAAACGTGCACGCATACCAGGAATTGCTTGAGGTGTTAAAGACATTATCTTTTCTCCAGATACTTAGAAGCTTTGTTTCCAAGCTTCTCTTTTGTTGTTTGTTTTGTTCTCATCTCCTTGAGGCTTACCATCACCAGCATTTACTTGCTGTTGTTGGTTAAGTGCATCGCCTACAGGATTTGAGGGTTGTGTACCTTTCACAGCAGACAATGCGCGGAATACTGTGTCGATCTGATCGGGTTTTGCATCACCTACAGCAACACTACCCAATACCGCACCCACCAATGCATCACCCGCTTTAGCCGCAATCACATCACGCTTGATTTGCTCACATGTGCAGCCTTCAGTTTTAACTGTTGGTACCAATGCTTTGGCATCGGCAATCACAGCAGCACGTTCGGCAGCGGCTTGTTCGAGTTTTTCCGGTGTCATCTGGTTCTTTTCCAGGTCACCGACTTTCTGCTCAAGCGTGGTTTTGTCGGTATGCAATTGATCTACTACCGCTTGAACTGCGTTCAATTCATCACCGATAGAAAATTGCTTATCACCGACTTTAAGCTTTGCAGCTTTTAAGTTATCGATTTGCTCTTGCTGGATCTTTAATGCATCAGCCAAAGGCTTGTTATCGCCAATGTCAAAACGCATACCGTTTACAATTACTTCCATTGTTTTCCCCTCTGGTGGAGTTTGCTTTTGGTCACCGATGCGGCAATCACCACCACAGCGACCGTATTTAACGAGTGCTACGTGATTGCCAATAAAATTGATAAATTTTGCTTGGTACACCGTGCCATCTGGCGCCGTGCCCTGTTCTAAAACTAATGTGGCTGCATAACCCAGCGACATTTCTAATCGCTCGTTGTTCTGGATTAAATCAATGCTGTCCTTATCTTTAATGAGCAGATCACCCAATAGATATTCGCCTTCTTGGCGAACGTTCTCACAATAGCCAATGTGATAGTCCTTCCAGTTAGCTGCATTAATTTCATTCTTGGGTGGGTGATAATCTGTAGCGTCTGCCCCATCCCAACTTTTGATAGCTTCTGGCTTAAAAAGCTCTTCAGCAGGTGTGTAGACGTTAATCGTCTGATCTGCTGAAAAGCCTTCTAAGTTTGGAAACTCATATGCATAGTACTGGCGTACCTGAGGTGCTTTACCCAAGCGAACGTTTACGCATTTCAAATAACCTTCCGGTGTAAATGAACGTGTGGATTCACTTGGAGCAAAGTCACCTACCTTAAAGCGGTAAATGTTTTTCATAAATTGCGCCCATAAAAAAACCCCGCATAATAGCGAGGTTAGATAGAGTTAAAATTTAGTTCAGCTTTTCATCGAAACTTATTCTTAATATAACGATTAAAACCTGACCATAAATCCCATTCATATATGACTTTAAAAATTGTAAGAAAACAAATAAATAGTACACCTAAAAAGAATGACGCATTTACTAGTTCAGGTATCCCCAAATCCTTATTTAACGCTTTTGAAAAGTTATGAAAATTTACTATAAATCCTGCTGCAGCAAAAATAAAAACTATAACTAAAAAGCAGTTTAATGAAGTCATAGACCAACGTTGCCTAGTAATAGATTTAATACTAATTATAGCTCCATGCTCGTCTCTGACAGTCTCATAGGTAACACGGTTTCTGGCGAATACAAAATAATCTTCTTCGAAACGATTAGGATCAAAATTTTCGAGAAAGAAATCAAATTCCTCAATATTAGAAAATTTTGCTCCAGTCAAACCAGACACAGCTGCATTTAACTGAATAGTTTTGACGTGTTCAGGTTGATTAGAAGTCTCAATTTCTTCTCTAATTTTAAAAAACTCTCTTAGTCTTTCAGATCTTTCCAAATATATTTTTCGCGTATATTGCGGAGTAATAATTGCAATAATTTTTTCAAAATATTCCCAAAATTTCATAGCTTTAGCTCCTGTTGTTTTGGAGAATTTTAGAAAAATATTATTTTAAATCAATAGCTAAAGGAAATTCTCACTTACAATAAAAATACTATATTACAACTGATAATTAACAATGACTGTGCTTAAATACAAATTAATAAGTGCCGACTTTTAACCAGTTGGCACTTTTTTTTGTTTACAATTCTGCTTCTAAATAAATGCTCAATAGTTTACTTTTTAATCAAATTTATTTAAACATTTAAACCCAATTCCACCTTTATGCCAGTCATGACCTTTAGCTAATTCAAATATAGGCATATAGACCTCTCGACCTACTAACTGCCTAGCATCTTCAGCACCGAACTTAAAGTGATCATGAATTCCATGTCCCATGGATGGACCAAGTTTTCGGATAGAATCGCCAAACTCAGACCACCAGTGATTAAGCCAGAGCATGTGGCGAGCTATAGAATCAACATGTTTAGATTCATATTGCTGTTTCTTGTCTGCTTGACTATATAAGGCAATCAAGTGATGCACGTATTCGACGGCGACTGGAATCACATCATACGGGATTTCATCAATGCTTTTAACGTTGAACCGTTGATGAACCAATTTATATGCTTCGCTATAGTTTAAATGCTTGGTTTTGGACACGAGCATATTTACTGCATTGGTTAAGGGTTCACGTTCTGATTTATGTGTTTTGGACAGAATATCTTTTCGGTGAAAATAGCAATCTTCTAGTTGCTCAAACACTTCCCAAGCTTGGTCTGTATCTAACATCTTGGCATGTCGTGCTGCGCCACGCTCTGTCCATAAATTTACGATTCTGGCATTCTTTTTAACAGCGTGACAGTTAGTCACGCTGTTCTTAAAAGCCTTCAGTTCAGAACCTTCTAGCTTATAAACGTGTTTACCTTCTACAAATCTTTCAGAATTTCGAGAAAAGTTCTGACGTATGTTATCTATATCTGTGCCATAAAAATCGGCAAGCATTTCAGTAGTGACAACTGGAATAGCTTTATAGTTAATAATGGAAATTTCTTTATCATTTATATTTGCAATAGTATTCATATATCACCCTACGGATATAAGCCGCCCCTATTGAGCATGCTTCCTACTGCAATAATGTACCTAATTTAAGGTACAAGTCAATATTATTACTACTTAGCCTTGATTTTTTATTGAATTAAATACCTGTTGCAAGTTTTCAGCATATGCTGCGGTATTTTTACTATTAGAATTTAACAGCTCTATAACTTCATTCCACAAACCTTTTGGAATGGGTCTATCTCCAGAGAGCCATTGACGAACGCGTCTAGGGTCTACATCGATAGCTCTTGCAAAATCAGTTTGCCATTGAGTGCCATAGAGCAACTCACCAGCTTGTCGTAACTGTTCTGGAGTCATATGAGTGCTATCGATTTCTTCAGACATATAAACAAGATTCCAAAATATAAACAGACTATATAGATATAGGCAAAACTATAAATTTATAGCCTATTTTATGCATAAACGTATAAAAAATTAGAGAAAATATACATAAACGTATAAAAAAATTAGGTAAAGACAGTTTTTTCTTTATATTTTTAGAGAAATTCTTTATATCCATTTATATTTTGGAAATGAAAAAGCACCCGAAGGTGCTTTTAGCTTTGACTTACAGGTTGGGGTATTCCCCCTCTTTTCAGCAATCTAGCCCTTTTAGTAATTAAATTCCAAGACTGAACCTCAATTGCAATAGTATTTATTTCTTGAATAAGCTGGCTGTATTGGACAGCAAATCCTTGATTAGGTGATTGGATTAATTGTTTTAACAATTCGGCTAATTTATCAAAAATTAAATACCAACCGTCAATTTTAGCAATGTCAAGATTGTTCGGCTCTACCATCGGATTACTATTTAATGACGAACAGTTTCGATTGTAAGCAGTTGACCATTGACCATGAGCTAGTTTGTTCCTTATTAAGGAAGGATCTCTCAAATATGAGTTAATAATTCCCTGTAAAGATTGTTCGCACATTGCGATCGTACTACCACCAACTATCGATACATTATTTTTATTAGAAGCAAGCTGAATTGCTTTAAACCAACCATTAATAATATTGTTTTGCTTTGCTTTTATAATAGCTTTAACTTCAGCACTCTCAAATGAATTCGGTAGATGAATTAATCTTAATAAGTTGGCTTCAGTATAAGATGAATAAATAAGAAAAGCAGATTTTGTCAAATCAGAAATTTTCTCTAAATCAGTTTGCCTAATATCACCTGAAGGTAAAGTTTTACTAAGCTTAATTTCTATATTAATCAATCTATTTATATTAGATTTTGCTTTTTTTAGTCTTTTAACATTATCAACCCATCCTTGATAAAGAGGGTCATTATCTGTAGAAACGCGCGGCATAAAGTAACTCTTTTAAATTTATTACTACCTGGATTTGAACCAGGCTCTTCTATAAAATAAAGGTCACCCTCTTTTTTATAGACGTTTTATTCTTACACTAAACTATAGTATCAATTTAATTATAACCAAAAAGACCTAGTAATCAATATACTTAATAAAAAATTAATCTATAAATATTCAAACAAAAGCTTTGTACTCATTCAATCAAAATATCCTCATAGTTAGGCAATGCAGTACAACGACACCGTATAGGCTGACCAGGATGTCCACCCGCTGGAGGGGAATCCCATCTAAAGGTTTGGCCTTGCTTATGTTGATGATCTGGACGTACACGCTCATCTTTAGCCGTTTGCCATGTATATGTCTCAACTCCCATTGAAAGCTGTCTGGCTTTGTTGATCTGCCCATTAATCTTACCCATTTGATCACTAGCAATAAGCCGTGCACGAAAATCTGTAGACTGCCCTAATGCCTTAATCTCTTTAGCTAGGTCTTCATTAGTTTGACCAGTCTGCAAAGCATTAGTTACCAAGTTCTCTAACTTATCCGCGTACTGCTGGGGAATAGACTTAATCAAACTAACGTTTGAAGTTATGTTTAGATCTACTTCATCCTGTATATCAGCAGCACGATAGAACGGCGTGAGATCCACACCAATAATTGTTTTGGTGTGCTCTGCAATTTGCTTGTCTACTTCCTTTTGGGTATCAGTCACAACCTTTGTGGCTAGAGGCCTAGAAATCTCAACAACATACTTTGTCAGCTTCTCTCGAAACGAAGTCATCATGTCCGAGAACCAGGCATCACCGATATTCTGGCCAACTGTAGGAATAACTAATTCCTTTGTTTGTTCCTGACAGTATTTAGATATAGCTAGTAATTGCCGTGTGTAATAAAGCTCTACACGGCGATTTACTTTTACGGGTCTAGGCTTGGAAGCCTTACGGCCTTTCTTACTCTCCTTCGCTTGCTGGAGGTGTGGTTTCAGCATCTGAATTATCGTCGACATTTAGCTTCACCATTATTTCTAGCTCTTTGATATGAGCTTCATCAATTACCGAATAAACGCCGTCAATGAGTAACTGTCGGGCTATCTGTGGTTCTGTAATAATGCCCATCTCTAAATACTTAGCATCCCGTTCTGAATTTGCTTTCTCAACTTCTGAACGGACCTTTGCATCCAACTGCCACAACGGATTAAAGACAATATCCAGATTTGGGAACACATGACCGAATGTAGTCTGGCAAATAACATCTAAAATCTGCATCATGAAAGGCTTAAGCATCCATGTTTGCTTGGTTGCTATGCTGTCGTAATAGTTCCGTGTATCATGCTCACCTGTAGCATTCATACCTGCAGGCGATTGACCGAAAAGAATGGTGTAAGGAATATCAGCAGCACCCGCAGTTTGAATTGAGAATTCCCGCATCATGTCTGGTAAGCCAGCAAAGTTATAAGTCTTGGAGTCGTAATCCTCTTCGGCATCTAGCACGATCATGCCGTTTAAACCTTTAAGCAATCCGACACTAAGAAAACGTTCTGCTACGGCTTTCATATCCTCTTTGATTTTGTCCACCAGACCAGGTGTTTTAATCACATCAATTTTTGATTCATGGACAAGACTGGCTGAACCCTTTTTAACAGCAGCATGGTCTAGCAGATCCTCATATACTTCCTGAAGAATACTTTGCGGCTCTTCATTCACGACATCGGCATGGCAGAATTTAATTAAACGGCTATGGTGAATACGTTGGGGTACCTTACCATCCATTTGTAGTTTGTAGAACTCAGGTTGCTTTAATAACCCGCCACAGACCTTAGGTGATAAATATGTCGTGGTATCTGGCTTAATGTACTTTTTCTTGAGTACCGTAAAGAACTCTAAACGACCTACACCTAATTTCTTCAAATCAAATGGTTGCTCCAGATTACCGCCATCTACCGTTCCTAACAGTACATAAACCACACCATATAGACGCGATAAGATCAGGCTAGATAAAAGCACGTGGTTCAGTTGAAAAGCCTTACACGCCTCTTCTAGTTTGATTAGATCTCTATCTTGAATTCCCTCATAAAACCAACCAGCTCGTAACATGTCACTTGCTGGCCGGTTCACAATACGTTTGGCCAACCAGTGTTGATATACGGCTTCCAGTTGAGCATCAGGAATTTCCTTTTGAACAAAGTGACCATGTGAAGCCTTATCACGGCTGGTACCAATATTTGAGACAAAGTTTGTGTATGCCCCTGCATCGCCAATTGCATCGGGCTTTTTAGTTTCAGCCATAATTTCCTCTAATCATCAAATACAGTTGGCTTCTTGGCTAATGAATCATTAATCGCATCAATGGTCGGATCCCACTGGTCGTCATGATCATGTGACATGTCAGCCGTGAGTCCTTCGATTTCTTCAATGTAGTTCAAAAGCCATGGTGCTTCTGCTGGCAACCAGACACGGCGCTCTTCAACGTAAAACACCACATCCATGGTTCGTGTGAGCTTGTCTGTATCGCGCTGAATTGCCCGAATAGGTAATGTAGTTTGTCTAGATATGGATTGGATCAATCCAGTACCACTCGATTTATCCTCTACTGCCATATAGCGTAGTTTGCCGATCTTGGTGTTGCTGTCCTTATGCTTATTGATAAAGGCCTTAGCTTCTTTTAATAGTTCAGGTGCTTCCCATTTGCCGCGCTTCACATCAATGATGTAGAGGTTATTGTCATAGCCCAAACCAGCACATAAGAACACTGAATAGTCGTTATGCTCTTTAGTCTTTTGCGCTGTATCTGCCCAAATTGCCCGCCATTTAAGAAGTGGTAATTCCTCATAACGACCGAACCATTCAGCCTTAACAAGATCACCACCCAGCTTTTTAGGGTTTTGCATGTATTGGCTAGCAAAGGTGTAGCGTGACACTGTAGCGCCGTCTTTATCTTCCCCACCTTTCTCCAGCTGAAGCAAAGAAAGTAAAGATTCTTTTAACGGCCAATAGCTTTGTCTGCCTTTCTCATCACGCTCAACATCGCGCGGTATTTTACGCTGTATGTGCTCTGGTAGCTTATTGATGTATTCATCATCGATAAGTGCGGGAATACTGATCTGTTCCCATTCACCAGGTACGTTACCCGTCATCACAAAGTTAGTCGGATCTTCAACATGCAAACGCTGCATGATCAGAATAATTGGGGTATCAGATTTAGCTTTACGCGAGTTGACCGTATTTAAGATCTTACGATTAGCCTTACGTCTTGCGGTCTGACTAAATGCATCTTCTGGCTTTAAGGGGTCATCTAGAATAATTGCACCGGTAAAACCCTCATCCGCTAATGTACCCGCACGGCGACCAGTGACCTGCCCACCCATCGATGCAGAATAAACATGACCAGCGTCATAGCCATCGACTGTAGTTTTCCAGTTTGATTTAGCATCCGTAGCTGTTGAAATTTTTACTGGCCACAGGTTTTGAAAATCTTCTGACTTAACAATGTTTCTGGCTGTTGCAGATACATCCTCCACAAGCGATTGGGAGAATGACAAATACAGAAAGCGTGAACGAGCATTACGCGCTATGCCACGTGCAATAAGGTTTGTAAGTAATTCAGTTTTTCCACTACCCGGTGGAACATTAATTACTAAGTTCTTAACCTTCCCAGCAATAACCTCGTCAATCTTGTCGGCAATATATTCATGGTGCCAATTGACCGAAAACTTAAAGCCCATACGGGGTAAGAAGAAACGACGGGTAAAGAACAAGTGTTCTTTCTCACAGAGCTCCCGCTCTAACTGCATTTCTAGCAGCTTAGTATTTACCTTTGAGTTCATCTAACACCTGCCGTATCTGTTCAGGCGTTGCAACAACTTGGGTTACATTCTCGCTTTGGAGTGGACCACCACCAGCGCCGGTTATTTCCTTTCGATTGGTATAAAGGCCACCAACCTCTTTGGCCGCCTGTTCCATTAAGCTCGGCACAATGACAGGGTTTGCTTTGAATTGCGCTAGATCAATAAATTTCTGTAAACGCATAAGACGGTATGCAATGTTCGCGATGGGAATAGAACTAAGGTTGTCGTTCATTTCCTTGCGGACTCTGTAAAACTCTGCCTTAAATTCTTCGCTTAGATCTTGCCCAGTTTTCTTTGTTGGGTCATAAGCTTCACATTGCTGTTTAGTAACTTCGATACCAAATTCTTCTTGGACGCCCCTCGCTGTTTCTGAGGGTGTCTCATAGGTAGCAAGTGACCGTACTATATAGAGTTTTACCCGTTTATTTAGCCTTGCCATTTATCTCTATCCGTCCAAGTACGTCCAAGTAGAGTGGCAAAAAAATTTAAACCACCTTCAAGTAACAAGTGCCACATGCGTAGTGAACATCAGCACGTGACATCTCAGGTCTTGTATTAACTGCTTCAACCATTCTTTTGACATCCTCACTTGCACCATATCTACGTACAACGCCAGTAAACTCTTCAACATCATGCCCTTGTATAGCTAATTTAGGCATACCTGTTTCCCGGTTATATGAAGGTGTTCCCCACTCGTCTTTCTTATGTGCTATGTGATAAAGCTCATGCTCAACCAACGCACAAAAGTTCACATCACTAGCAATACGTGAATATGAAGCATCAAAAGTAATGAGATATTCAGGAATATATTCAAACCACTGGGTGAATTGTTCTTCTTGTCTTTCTTTCTTCCAGCCGCCAGCATTGATCATCACTTTTTCGGTAGTACCAATAACTTGACGTCCTTGCTTTTTAAAACCTGATCTAGCCCACATCACCGCTATATCGGGATATCGAAAAGACCGTAAGTGCATATGATCTGGGTTAAATAATTTGGATTTTGGATCTAGAAATACTTTTCCAATCCATTCCCACATTTCTGGAGCTGGTACAAAGTTAGGTGTATCCATTTCAAAAAGCCATTCGGGAGGCATAGGCCGTACAGGAACATGAAAGCCGACTTCATTTTTCATAAATTTTACCCATAAAAAAAGCCCATATATAAATGGGCTTTGCTAATAGATCTTACTTTTTTCTTAGACGGCTACACCACAAATATCTGTAGTGCCTGATGGATATGAAAACTGTAACTTACTCCGCTCCGTAATTAATTCGGCTGAAATTTCTTTATTCAGGAATTCTGGCTCTATGTAGCCATATTCAAAAGGAATAATAAAACCAATATTTTTTAATTTCGAAGGAAGCGTAGCAATGTAACCTTTATTCGTACCATTAATGATTAATCCAATCTGATGACTATTCTGATTAATATAAAAACCTATATGCTGAAAGCCTTCCTGAGTAATAAATTCTTTATAAATAGGATTGGCTGGATTCAGAATATCCAGATTTGTTGCAACTGTAGAACTTAAAACATTATTAGAGCTATTGTTAGCATAGAATGCCCCTAAAGTAATGGTTTCTCCACTTTGAGTTTGACCAAAAGCTGATACTGGAACTGGGAAGGTTGCCACCTGACCTGTAGTAAGCTGATTAATAAGTTTAAATCTGAACTCAAATGCGAGAATACCTGTTTGTGGTATAGCTTTATCCCCATAGATATTTACACTAGATTGGGTTGCAGTTTGAGCATTAGATGAAGTCAAATTATTCTTAACTGATAGTTTTAAATTATTTTTGGTTAATAATTTTGAATATGTATTAGTTAAGCTCGCTGTAGTAGTTGGTGCCATTGCAGCTATCCAAATATTAGCAAACTCTTTACTAGTAGCAAGGTAACCTTTTCCTTTACCAGGATTAGTGGTTTCCACTAATTTAAAACTAACTTTTTGCCCACTAATAACAGGAAAAACATCAGCCTGATTAGAAGAGACTGGTGAAATTTTTAGAATCTGATCTTGGGTAACATCAAAATTATATGGACAAATACTCCAAGCACCCATACTAGTCAGGCCTAAAGTTAAACCTAAAGCTATTTTTTTCATAGTGATTTCCATTTTTAATTTTTTGAACATTTAATATACATTTATTTTATTTCTTAAAGAAGTAAAAATTTCTTTAGCTTTTTCTTATAAATATTTTAACTTTAATTTTTCCAGTTAATAAAAATTTCTATAAAAAACCCGCGTCTAAAAAAGAAACGGGCCATAAAAAAATTTCAGCGCAGTATTTGAAAAACTTTTAAATCAAAAGTTTATATCAATATTGTCTAGAATAGATGAGGCAAAATCGGCTATATCTTTTCCAATTTCTACAATCAAGTCTGTTACTTCAACTGGATCAGGATTCACAGAAATAAGCACAGAGATTGAGATTACTTGTCTAATAGGTATAGAAGGGTTCGATCAACTTTTCTCTCTTTTCTTTTTTGCTCAAGTTCCTGTTGATATTCTTCTTCTGAAATTACTTTTCTATTAGGTGTAGATTCAATATATGATGAATAACCCCTGTTATTAGCAAACTTATTTTCTCTGTAATATTGTGATTTATCATAATCGGTCATATTCGCCGTTTGGAATAGAATATCATTAGCTTGCTCTGCCCTTTTAAAAACTTGATTTGTACGATCAATTTTTTGTTGATTTGATAATTCAAAAAAATCTACTTTCTCACGACTGTTATTATTTTGAATCACTTCATCCTTACCAATTAAGATAGAAGGTTTTTTTTCGAAAAAATCATCAGCGCTACACACTGGGCTAATAATCAATAAACTTATAAAAAATAATAATATTCTACCCATACAAATCTTATACTCATTACAAAATATTTGAATATGTAAATTTTATATAACTTTAATAAAAAATCTATTGCTCCGCATCTTATTCTTTTGGTTTATCCTTTACTTCTAAATAAACTCGTTTAGCTTATAGAATCCATAAAAAAAGCCCATCTTCCGATGAGCTTTAAAATAATTTCTGTGATCTTTATTTACACTTCGACCACTATAACGCAAAAATAGCATTTACCCTGTACAGGGTCAAGTTTTGTATTTAATGCATCTAGTTTTTAATTAGTTAAAATTTAATAGATCTACGAGTTAATACCTAATTGATCAATCAAGTCTTTACCAAGTTGCCTTGTGTTCTTTTTACCACCTTTACTATTTAAATGACTGATACCCTTGGTAGTTGCCAGCTCTAGCAAAACCCCGTAAGCCGATACTTTCTCGCCATTTTTATAAACCAGTATAGTGGTGTCTTCTAACTGTTCTATCAAATAATCACCATATTCAACTGAACGTTTTAACTGATCCTTTGAAGTGTTAATAATTTCATAGTTAAAGTTGGCTGCAATTTCTATCAACTGATAAATATTACCTTTGCCCCATTGATTGGAAATAACATATATGTCTCCATTACTCATCTGTAACTGATGTTCTTTCTCAATAAAATAACGGTCATATCTTTGCTCATCCAGTTGGTTAAGTTTAACCAGTAATCTATCCAGATTCGGATATTCATTAAACTCTGCTCTAAGATCTTCGATATTCTTATTATCGATTTCATCAAACCGGCATTTAATAATTTCCAGAGCCAGGTAACGCTTATTCAGAGTTTTACCATTGAACATGAAGCTTGAGTAATCCCTTGCATTCGTAAGCTTGGCTTCTCGTCTTTCTTCTGATTTTTTCTGTGCCTTAATCTGATAATCTTTTGCTTCCGGTAAAGGGATGATTTGTTGAATATCAACCAGAATCTGAGAATTGTGAGTATATGGCTGCATTCTTATACAAGTAATATCCAGATCACGCTCATTAAGCCAGATCACTGAGGTGGTTAGTTCTTTTGAAAAGTTTGATGAGACCAGAATGATTCTCACGTCATCCGCAAAATTACTTTCATCCAGATTATCAACATCTACAAAATTTGAAATTTCTTTACGTGCGTTGTCGTGATCAAAAGATGGATAGCCATTATTTATTTTATATCGACGATAGATATCTATCGCTATATCCAGAGTCATTGTAGAAACCATTGATGCATACCGGAGAGCTTGAAGCTCCATATGGTCACCAGTGTCTGTACGCTTCAGCTCTATAATTACAAGATTTGCATTTTTATCAATTGCCAGTAAATCAATTCTTCTCTTTGAACCATCCCATTCAGCATACTCTTCAGCAATAATGAGACAGTCCTCAGCAATTACCCCGATATTTTTCTTGAGTGCTTGCTGGAGATGTAGTCTTTCCAGAATAGCTTCTTCTTTGAAAGACGTGGTTTCAACTGCATTTAGTTCATTATTATTTAAAGTAAATATAGGCATGGAATTAAATCTCTGAAAAGATTTTGCTTTTATACAGCATATGGCATTCAACTTATAGAAAAAAGCCCCGCCAATAATCGATATTTAACGGGGTTTCAAATGCCATAATACTTCTAGCTAAGAGTTCATTAAAAGATGTTATTAAACTTGCTTAAAGCTACCATGAATTTGTGTAACAACTACAAAACCACGAATTAAAAACTGTTTTGCATCTTCAATTGTATCGAATACTAAAGCTCTATCAATGTCATTTGTAATATGTCTTATAGTCTCATTTGGATCTCTATAATCCACCCCAAATCCACCAGTAACAAAATCTGGATTTACCTTCCCCAGCGTATCTTCTTTAATTATGTAATACATTTCTATCTCCAAACTAATGAAGATTTTTTATATCACAAAAAAGCAAAAAGCCCATCCTGAGATGAGCTCTTAAGTGATCTTAATTTAAATTTTGACCAACATAACGAAAAAAATTAACCTTTACAGGATAAATATCTATATAACTTTTATTAAAAATTGCTAATTATACTACGGCAAACTTTTTGTATATCCATTATGACTAAATTATCATGATCACTATAAAACATTAACCAATGAATATTTTGATCAATTTTAAAGCCCTTTTCTTTCGCATGGAAACTACTGTTAGCACAATCACGCAATGTAGGAAGTGTATAGTCTTCTAAGGTTTTATTATCAATAAAGTCTTGCCAGATTTTTAAACCGTTAATTTTCTTTTCAAAAAAATAACCTAACTGATCTGACTTTCCTAAACCTTTTTCAACTTCTCCATGGTCTTCAGCAGTTCTAATCTGCTTAAACATTTCAGTAATCTTAGATTGTGCATCTGAAGAAATTGATTGTAGTTTAGGATAATCTTTCTCAGCTAAATTAAATAATTTAGTAAAATCTTCACTTAATTTTAATACTTGATGAGCTAATTCTTTCGCACAATTTTTAAACATTTAATTTTTCCAATCTATCGTAAATGACAAAATTATATTATTTAGAATATTAAAAAGCATGTACTGCAATTATATAATTCACAATATATATCATAGACTTATAATTAATTGAAAATCAATATATTTTAAAATAATTCTCCCCCCTAATCTCAATTTCTTTTTTCATACCCAATAAACCCATACCGACAATGCAACACTGCTAACCTACTCTTCACATCAATACGCGAATCACTAGAAAAAGTCTTCCCTCTTAGCAAATGTATTTACATTGACCCAATTGAGGCACTTGAAAAACATTAAAACTCAGAAAAATTAGAACCATTAATTAATCCATAGAACGTCATATAAATGGTAAGCTTTTGATAACCCCCTGTGATAATAAATATTCATAGTTAATAACAGTTCTTGCTTTGATAAAAAATATATATGCAAAAAAACTCCCAATAATAAAACAGAAAAAACTTAAAGAAATATATGAAATATTAATATTTGATAGTGCTTCCTCAGTAAAATTCAATCTTATAAAATCTGGGAAAAACCAGAATAATCCGGCTACTATCAAGAGACCTGAGGTTTTATATTTATTTTTTTTAATTTCACTTGGAGCTATTCTTCCTAAAACCATATCTACACAATGGTCCGTGCTATAGGTAAGAATGATACTCTTTTTATCCTGATTAGATAAAAACCTATAATGATACATACCTAATTTTACAGATTTGTATTGCTCATTGAACTTTAGAATTGATTCATAATCAAATTTATTACCTCGTGTTGCCTCCTGTACGATCAAGTCTTTCGTCTTGTTTTCAATTTTCTTCTTTTTTAACGGATCCTCTTCAAGGCTATGGAGCTCTTTATATACATTTATATCCTGTCGGATTTTCAGAAAAAAAGGTGCAATTATTTTAATGATCTCAATCAAGATTTTACTTTCAGAAAAAATAGACATGTAGTTTATTCCTTAAAACATCAAGATATATTTATACTGCAATACTGCCAGTCCGTACTTTTAAAGTACTTACATTAATTTGTTTTTTATTTACATAAATCAACTGCCACCCGAAGGTGGCATAAATTTTACGCTGGTGCATTAAACCAATTCGGACTAGTTTCCAGCGTATCCCCATTTGAAAATGATACTAACCGGAAGTTTGAGCTGACCAACGGCTCACCATTTAACCCACGGATGTTGTAACGCTTACTTAGCTTCATTGCTAGTTCGTTAGATCTAACAACTAGTCCTGAATAATTAAAAAAGTCGGTAGGGTTTAAAATTCTAAGAGCATCCCAGACTTTCATCATTTTAAAGTTCTGTTTAATTACAGCTTCTACAAGCTGTTGCACTGCATGCTGATCCTGACGTTGTAATTCATGACTACGCACTGCTATAGCTGTTAAATGATGAATATATTCCACGGTGTAAGGTAAAACATCATATGGAATTTCCTCAACCTTATTGACCGAAAAACGCTGAGTAAGCATTTTGTAAACTTCAACAGTATTAAAGCTGGATTTGCTTACTAATACCCCTACTGCTTCTGCTAAAGGAATGCGTTCCCTAATATCCGTTACAGGTTCTGGCTGGCTTTCTTTGTCTAAAATATCTAGTACCCACTTGCGAAAATCTTTTGCCACTGGAGTGCGGGCAAAAAAAGTTATCAAGTGGCATCCACGTAACGAGAAAATACGAGTTTCTTTTTTCGAGTTACCATTACCAAAACCCTTGACCGTCAAATTGACGGTCAAGGTCATTTGATTAGTAAATTCATCATAATTACGGTCATAGATACGTGAAACTGAATCTTCGCGTGCATAGCCTAAAGCACGTGCTAATTCAGATGATGTGATCCAGATCTGGCCATCATTTTGTTGTACTGGATGAAATTCTATTAAGTTAAAAATTAAATTATTCATGACTTGCCACCTAGTGGTACATGACAGCGCCCTACTGCTCTGTCTTAAAATTATTTTGTGCTCAATTTGGGCACAAGTCAAGTTTTAGCTTTCAAGAATTTTTTCTAACTGTAGAACTGCTTCCGAGATCTCAATTTTTCGACTCTTTGCAGTTTCTAATAGCTCAACAGTAATACCTACAGGTATTGGACGATCTCCATCTAACCAATGATTTATTCGTCTTCTATCAACGCCTAAAGAGTCCGCAAGTTGAATTTTGAAACTTGTCCCATATAAGGACTTGCCAATAAATTCAAGTTGCGCAGGAGTTAAGCGATGACTTTCATTTGATTCAGACATATACCTTTACTCAAGTACGTAAGTAAGTACTTACTTATAAAAAATTAAAACCTTTTACTAAAAAATCAGTCAGCACTTACTGATAAAACTTAAAACTATTATTCCATATTTTGCGTATTATTCTAAAAACATTTAAGTATTTTAAGAGTAAGTTTTAGACTAATATTTCTTAAATGTTTTAGTATTTTCCCTAAAACCTTTAAGAAATATTTTATTAGTTTTAGCTAATACCCAATAAACCCATACCGACAATGCAACACTGCCAACCCACACTTTACATCGCTACGTGCATCTGATTGCGAACGATCTTCTCGTACCATCTCCGGCCATGACTGCCCACGGAAGTAACGGTCAATAATTGCGTCCATCCACTCATCCATGACTTCACTCTGCCCCATTAAGTCCAGTATTAAACGCTGTACTGCACGTGCTTCATTGTCATCAATCTGGCATTGGGTTTTAGATTTAGTTTTACGGAATGGATCTGATTCACTCACGAAATAATTGGCAATAATCTCTCGTTGTTTTTTCTTACCTAACCGTTTTAAACGGCGCTGTTTTTCAACTTGTACCATCGCTGAGGCAATCGGGTTACTGTAAGCACCTGAAGGAATACCAGTAAAACTCTTTTGATCTAGCCATGCACCAAACTGATATAACCAGCCTTCCAGATCGAACCGAGACCAGTCCACTGAGTGCATTACATGCTTCTTATCGATCATTAGTGTCATTCATTCCCCCAATCATTTTCTCTATCTGCTGAACTGCTAAACCTGACTTCACTTGCTCTGTACTGAACCTTAAAACTGTAAATCCCATCATTGCCGCCGAGTTATATTTCTCCATATCACCAATGTAACCTTTGCCCCTTGTGTGACGTCCACCACCTGCCATCCAGATCCCACCTTCTACCTCTACTAAAATCAGTGTTCCCGTAATCAGAAAATCTGCTCTCCATTTGCGTTTCGGGTGGAATTTATATTCCTGCTCAAAACTGATCTTGCATGCTCTTAAGTGTGTTGCCAGTACCGTCTCGCCTTCGCTTGGCTGTCTAGTACCTCGCTTTGCTGAACGGCGTTTCTTTGTCTTCACTGGAAATAATTCACGGTATTCGGCTAAACTCATGCTAGACATGCATACCCCTTTCAAAAGCGTAGAGTTCATCATGCAAGAGCGCTACGTTGACATCGTAGAGGTCTGTCATGCGGCCCCCTGCAATGTGCCTTTAAACCCGACTTGCTTGAGATACGACTCCCATTGCTTGGCCTGAGCTGGATCACTAAGTTTTACAGCGATACGTGCTGCGAGTTGATCGTAGCTTTCCCCTGCGGCTGCAAATTGACTTGCGAACTCAGGATGTTGTGAGAGTTTTTGAGCGAAGGTGTGAACCTGTTTGTCGCTGAGTTGATTTGACTCCCCCTGCGGGACTCGAACCTGCATCCCTGAATTTCGGAAACCTGCCTGTTCACGTGCTTGGTACTTTCCACAAGCGTTGATTAACCAATCTGCAAAGTGGTAATGCATGAGTTCATCACATAGATTCTTCTCGGCGTTGTAGAGTTCAAATGCTCGAAGCTCTCGATCGAACCAAGACGCATTTTTGATCTGCTCGTAAGTTTCCTGATCAGTTGCCAAACGAATTTCTTCACCAAGTTTTTTCAAACTCAACCATGTTTTTTTATTTATAGATTCTTCTGATAGATTCTTTGGTAGATTCCGTGTCCCAACGTTGGTACTGTTTAATGGGATTGTTGGTACTCTTTCCTCGGAACAATGGGACTGTTCCATTGTTGGTACTGTTCCAATAATGGTACCCTTTAAATCGATACTTTCCTGCGGTAAGTATCCCGTTGTTGGGACTCTTTTATTTTCACGCCCTAAAACGCCAATTAATTTATAGATTTTTACTTGTTTGGTTTTACCCGTGCGTTCACCCGTATCAGCGATAAGACCGTCTTCAATTAGTTCGGCAATAATCTTCATAACCGTTTTTCGGTCAAGATTGGTGTCGTCTTCTAGGCGTTTAACGCTTGGATAGCATGTATGTTCTTCACCAGCTCGATCGGCTAGTGATAACAGGACGAGTCGTTTAAGCGGCTTTAAGCTGCCGCCCTTACGATCACTGAACTGGACTTCCCAAGCCCATTTGGTTGCATCTAGACTCATAAATCCCCCACCTGTCCGCAATGATCACAATGATCAAATTCATATGGGTTGTATTGCCAAACTATTTTTCCGCAGCTTGGACAGTTAAACCGCGATTTAGGTTCTTTTACTCTGCGTTTTGCTTTCTTTAGATGTTCAGGCATCTTTAGGCCTGCACTCTGTGTCATTATGCGAGGGTTATATTTGCTGAAATCAAAGGTTCTTCTTTTGGCTTTGTCAGCCAAATGGTAAGGGATCGCAATATATCGTTGGCCTAACTCATTAATTTCTTCTAGAGAAAAATAAGAAGCCATTTCAAAATCAGTAGAGGTTTCAAATGATTTTTTATTCAGCCAGAAAACATCATTACCATCGAATTGCTTTTTTACAAAAACTGCATATCCAATAGTTCCATCTATGATCTGTGTTTGATTAGGTATGTACTGATGGTCAACCTTCCATATAGCTAACTCATCAACATGGTCTGCAGATATTGGACAGTCATATTCACGGGCATGATCAAAATGGTATTGGGCCTCTTCCAATGTGCAAACATGCGCTTGATCAATATCAGTGTGGTAGCCACGAAACTCATGACGCTGGAAGCTAACATTTGAACCAACGTTGTCGCGGAAACATGCAAGGTAAAATCTATTTTTCATGACACCTCCGCCTGTGCTAATTCTTCTGCAGTTAATCGACGTTTTAATTGGTTCTCTGCAACAGTAGCATGACGTATATACTTCACACCTGATGTCCAAACCTTTCCATCGGTATCAGTCATAGAGACATGATCACCAAGAAAGTCACTTTTTATTTCTATGATGCAGAAAATACTATCGCTACCAAGCTGCCCCATAATATGGTTTTGAATAACCACCATGTCACCGACTACAAATTCTTGTGAGTTGAGTTCGATTGGTTGTTCTGATAAATTATTTATGTTCATTTGATTCACCTCAATTGAATGCCTAGAAGCCTGATCCACGAAATCAGGCTTTTTTAATGCTCTAAATTTGACTGTGTATTCTCATGGCATCCTCTGGCATCTCTTGTTTCCTTAGGATGACCCCATACCTTTCGCATACGATTGAACTTGCGTCTCTCCACCAAGAGTTTTTCTATGCAAGCTTCTCGTATCCAGTCTGCTTTCGTCATGTCGCTGGCATTTGCCACGCCTTCGATGGATTCATCGGTCAAGTCGTTAAATTTGACCGTTACAGGGTTATCGAGCTTTCCACCTAAAAAGCCCAACTCTCTTGCTTCATTCATTTCATCGGTTCTCATGAAAAGAGCAGCTCCCTTGCCTATTAAATTTAAGTCCGAGCTACTTCATTACCATTTTGGTTTAATAAATTTGAAGTGGGATACAACCCGAAATGTTGTAATACTTCTTGCTCCGAAACTTTCCCACCACTATGTTCAGCTAAAGCTTTACGTAAGTTCCTACGTGGTTCTTTATAGCCATACAAAAGATGTGTCTTTAGATAACCAGTTGTTGTACCAGCAGCTTTTGCATATTGATTTAGTTCATCTGGAGTCATATTCAGGATGAAATCACGAAACTTCATAGATTGATCCTCATTAATCAATCCAGATATTACCTTTTTGGTAATGCAAATACAACCTTTTTTCTTGTTTACCTTTTTGGTGATAATCGTAAACTTTATAAAAGTGAAAAAAATCACTGTATTAGTGATTTCATTTATAAATAGTTGAGTTTTTTATGGACAGCAAAACGATAAGATATAAAAACACCCGCCTTTTAGTAGATCAAATTGGTGGAGTATCTAATTTTGCTGAAAAGATTAATAAGGGTCAGTCACAGACAAGTCAATTTGCTGGAACCAATCCAATTAAAGGAATTGGAAACAAAGTAGCTCGTGAAATTGAAGATGCTTTCAATAAACCTCATGGTTGGCTAGACCAAGTTCATGCAGATATAGAGCTATCAACTTTAGATAACAATATAACTGCTCCATTTCCAATAGCAGGTCGTTTAGTACCAGTTATTTCTTGGGTACAAGCAGGAACATGGACTACTGCAGATTCTGTTCCAATCGATACGCAATTTAAGGAGTGGTTACCACCAAACCCTAAATGTGGCAAAAATGGTTACGGTTTAATTGTAGTTGGAGAATCAATGGCTCCAGACTTTAGACCGAGTGACAAAATATATGTAAATCCTGACTTTCAAATTAATGATTTAAAAACAGGTGATTTGGTTATCGTTGCATGTGACGGCGAAACAGAAGCAACTTTCAAGAAATTGATTGTAGAAAGCAATGGGATGTATTTAGAACCCTTAAACCCTAAATGGCATGAAAAGATCATACCTCTCCGTGAAGGATGTAAATTGGTTGGAAAAGTCGTTGGGTTATATCGGGATGTATAAGATCATAATGTAGAGCAAGATAATGTCATATGATTTAAATCCATTACCTATAACAGCGACAGAGAAATTGTTGTTATTAGATGATGATAAATGGGAAGATTTTATTGAAGATTGTATTAGAGAACTAATAAAAAAAGAAAAATACGTAAAAGTTAGCCGATTAGGGGGATCTGGTGATAAAGGTCGTGATATATGTGCATATTTAGAACAAGAAGCTATTAAGGATGGTTCTTGGGATCTTTATCAGGCTAAATACTACAGGTCAACCTCCATGGGCAAAAGTAACTTTTTCCCAGAATTGGCAAAATTCTTCGATATGGTAATTTCTAAACAATATTCTATACCGAGAAAATATTATTTATGTGCTTTAAAAATCGGTTCAACTTTACATGATTGTTTTATAAATAAATCAGAGTTCAAAAAACAATTCAAAAAACAAGTATTTGAAAAAAAAGGTGTCTTAAATGGTTATGAAATTAAAACGAATATTGATAAATATTTAAGTTATGTAGAAAATTTTGACTTTTCCATATTTGATTATTATATACCTAAAGATTTATTGGAAATTCACTCTACTTCACCAAATCATTGGAAGCGTTTCGGTGAGCTTCCACTACGAGGCACTGATCCTATAATGCCTACTCAGCCAACAGAATTAGAAACAATTTATATTAATGAACTTTTAAATTTATATAATGATTTAACAAAGCAAAATTATACCCTGGAAACACTCACTTCGCAGTTTAAAAACCACCTTAATGCACAAAGGAAAGTTTTTTTTACAGCCGAAGGACTTAAACGATTTAGTAGAGATAGAATTCCTGATGCTTTCGAAACATTACTCAACGATTTATTAGTCTCAATTGAAGTAATTTTATATAATTTTTATAAAGATAATATGGAAAAGCATACCGAAATTATTCAATTTGCTAATAAGTCTCAATTAACGAATAATCCTTTATCTCACAGGTTAAAACCTGGGGATCTTTCAGGCTGCTGTCATCATTTAGTTAATGAAGAAAAGCTTAAATGGGTGGAAAGTGAAAATATATAATACTCCTATCGAGCTTGGCATAAGGGCTAGTTTCATTTTGTATTCAATTTCACCTAGTGAAGCCTCTATAAGCAAAATTGCCTACTTAGACTATATGTCTATATATTCTAAGAATTTTACTGGAATACCAAGCCTGCATCCAGAAGTTCCTATGCATCAAATGGAATTCCTTTTAAGGTTTGATAATTTGAAAAATGGAATTAATTACATGATTAAAAAGAATATAATTAATGCGAACACAACCAATGCTCAAATAGCATTCAAAAAAGGAGAAAATGCTTTTTCATTCATCAATTTACTAGATAATTCATATTACAATGAATTAATTTTACGATGTGAAAAGGTCAGTGAAATTTTTGGGCATTTAAATGAAAATGAGTTATATCAGATAATTCTCTCAACCGATAAATTGGCAAATTAAAAATGAGTATAATTTTAGATAGTTTAATTGTTGAAGGTGAAGATAAAGATGCTGCAATAATTAAATTTAATAGTAGTAATACAATCATTCAAGGACCATCCGATACCGGAAAATCTTATATAGTTGATTGCTTATATTTTTGTTTGGGGGGTTCCGATATACCTAGAAATATTGGCCTTTCTAATGGATATACAAAATTTATTTTAAACTTCTCATTCGAAGGAGAAAAGTACTCCGTTGTACGTGACTATGCCTTTAAAGTTGAAAATATTTACTCAGGATTTAAAGAAAAATTTAGCAAAGATAATAAAAATATTATCGATATGAAGATTAATGAATTTATTGTTAATTTACTTAAATTAGATAAAAAGCAAATAATTACAAAAGCAGGAACTAGATCGAATGTAACATTATCTGCTTTAAAAACATTGAGTTTTTTTAATGAAAATAGAACTCTATCTCAAGAACATATAATTGGTCTAAAAAAATCAAATGATTATACGAAGAAAAAATCTATTTTAGCTTATAGCCTTTCAGGCAATGATGATACAGATATTATACTTCCACCTTCAACTGATGAAAAAAATCAGCTAGTTGGTAAAATTAATGTCTATGAAAGTGAGATTGTTAGTATTAATAATTGGCTAAGTGAAAATAGTATAGATAATGAGTATTTTTCGGCACCAGAAATTCTTTATGAACAACTAGATAAAATTGATCATGAAATTGAAAAGTTTAATGAAATTAACCTCACTACAAAAAGGGAAATAAATCAATTAAATTATGAGCTAAATATTTTAAGAAATAAAGAAGATTTCATTCAAAAAAATATTAATAACCTAAAAGATACTAAGGTTAGCTTTGAGATTCTATTAAAAAAATACGATAGTGATCTTGAAAGAATTTCTGCCTCCTTAAATTCTCATAATATTTTATCTTCTTATGATAATGTACCCTGTCCTTTATGCTCGTCTGAAATACCAGAACCAACATCTACTGAAAATTTTTTAAATAATCTAAGACATGAGTATAGGAATATTTCCAATCTAAAAAATCAATTATTAGAAGCTATTAATTCAATAAATGATGAAATTTTAGAGTTAGAAGTTGATTATTTACTAAATGAAGAATCAATTGAAAAAAATATTAGTCATCAAGAAAATACATATAACATTATTGATACTAATTTCATTAATAGACTTATTGAAAAACGCACTGTATTAAAAAACTCTGAATATTTCATAAATAAAAAAATCGAAATTGATCAATTACTTTCTCAAGCACAATCTCGTAAATCTTCTAAGCCTAAGATTAATAGGGATTTAGCAACTCAATACTCAGATATCTCATCTATATGTATGAAACTTCTAGAAAAGTGGGGAATGGAGTCCTATTTAAAGATATTTATTGATGAACAATCAATGGATTTACAAATAAATCATCGTGAAAGAATTTCATATGGTAAAGGGAAAAGAGCTATTTTTTTAACAGCTTATGCTATAGCAATTATGCAATATGCTCTAGAGAATGGACATCCTCATTTAGGTTTCCTTATTATCGATTCTCCTTTAGTTACACATAAAGATCCAAAAAACAAAGATGAATTAGACAAAACAGATTCTATTCATCTTTCTGTAGCTGATAATTTCTATTTATGGTTAGCTGAATATAAATACAAGGGACAAATAATAGTTATTGAGAATGACTCACCTCCAGAAGCAGTTAAGGAAAAAGTTAATTTTGTTGAGTTTACTGGCACTACAGATTATGGAAGATATGGTTTCTACAAACCAATTGAATCTTCTATCTAATTTTAAAAGCTTATTTTTATAAGATTCTTAAATTAAAAAGATAATTTTAGGTAATTTTTATTGCAATAAATTACCTTTTTGGTAATATATATCTCGTGGACAACAAAAAGCCCCGAAACTTTGGACGGCGACGGGGCTTTGTATAACGCGAGGTAAGTATGAAACAAAACCCTATTCCTAGTCAAACTACATCACGCCTATATCAACACCCTACTGTTGAAGAACAGCGCCCTTCTCGTTTCGCCACCATTAAAGCGAATGCAATCGACTTCATTAAGTTTATTGCCCTTTCATTCGTTCTTTGGGTGATTGCTGTAGCCGCTGCATCTTGGATGCTTGGAGGCTAATCATGAATACTCAATTCAAACCACATCCAGACGGCATAAAAGCCTATATCGGCCATGACCGCTTAACGGGTCTCTACTCTGTACGTATCGGCTGGACTGTTTATGCAGCTAATGCAAATGGCACTGTGCTGTACACAGTAAAAGGTGAAGTGAAGACTCCTTTAAATATTGAAGAGTTTAAGGCGAAGCGCCCTAAGGTTTATACAGCCTTACTGAATGAGATTAGCTTCCAGCGCAAAAAAGCATTAGCAACTGCCCTAGAACTTAGCAACATCCCTTCATATGACCGCAAAGCTTATAAGAAGCGCGGCTTTACTGGTTCAAAATAAGGATAAGAAAAATGAATGCAGCAATTAATCCAGCAGTTTTAAACAATGAAAGTACTAACCACTTTGAACAGTTAGCAGCGATTAGCGTATCTGGACACATCGAAAAGAAAAACAACATGTCTTATCTGTCTTGGGCTTGGGCCGTGGACAAGCTCATGCGCATAGATCCACAAGCAAACTGGGCTTTCCGAGATCCAATGACTTTTCCGGATGGATCTATGATGGTTCATTGTGATGTCACCGTATTCGGTAAAACCATGTACATGTTCCTACCTGTAATGGACTATCGCAATAAAGCGATTGCTAAACCGAATGCCTTTGATATCAACAAGGCCATGATGCGTTGTCTGGTTAAAGGCATTGCCGTACACGGTTTAGGTTTATATATCTATGCTGGTGAAGACTTACCTGAGGAAGAAAAGACTCAGCAAGCGGCAGCTCAACCTCAACAGCAACAAACACCACAGAACCAGCAGCAACAGCCTAATGCAGCACAACAACTTACAGCTGATTTCCAGCAAGCACTACAAGCGATTCAACATACACAAAATGAGGCTGACCTCGGCACAATCTATAAACGCTTCAAAGGCACCAGTTTTGAAAGCCAGATTGTGAAGGCATGCAAGGCAAAAAAGGACATGGAGGGATGGAGCGCTTAAGTACCTATATATTTAGGTATGTTGCCAAACTACATGGCAACGGCACTCTAAGAGGTCGTATTGAAGCGACCTCTGCCCTCCACGCCAAGCAACGTGTCATGCAGAGCAATGAGCTGATTAAGGATGCTCATATCTCTTTACTCAAGAATCAGGCTTCAGCCCGTAAACAGGCTTTTGAAGCTATGGAGGAATGTATATGAGCTTCCGTTATTCATCCTCAGCCCGAACTCTGATTGTTTTCGGTAACCTGATGAACCATTACTACGACAATGTGAACCCGTCTCAAATCGACAACTTGGTTGATGAGGCTAAATTTAAAGAAGCGACTTGGAGAAAGTAAGGAGGAGGTAAATGCTAAAAGATTTGAGAAATCTAACTGATGCAGAACAGCAGGAATATTTAGATCGCTTCATCAATGCAAATGAAGAACAGAAATTCCCACAAGAAGTTGTGGCACTTTATCTGGATTGTTCTCCATGGACTTTAGCTAGAATGCGCTGTGACCAATCTTCAATGCCTTTCTCAAAAATTGGTAGACGTGTTTCATATAAAAAGAAGGACGTTTTAAAGTATGAACAAAGCAAGACTGTGCTAAACACGGCACAACTTGCAACGATATAAGGCGGGTTAAACCGCCTTTATTTCTTTTAATCTTTCAGCCCAAACAGATTGATAGTTAAAGCAATCGATTTTGCCTTGATAAACCGCCTCAATCATATTCATTGATGCTTTTAATTCCTCATCAGGTATTTGTACATAACCTCCCGTTACATCTACCCTAGGTTTAGCTGTGTGATTAAGAAGTCTTTTTGTCACATAGATGTTGAATCTTAAAAGGTTGCATATAGTGGCAAATGTACGTCGAAAATCATGCATTGAAACGTAATAGTCGACTTGCTTACCTACTCTATTCAACAATGTATCCACTTTTGTAGCATGCATATTCCAAGAAGTCGGCATCTTTGTAGCTGGGAAAACCCAATCGTTTTCTCTTAATAACCAGCGTTCTCGCAAAATACTATGTAAATGGTCACCGATTGGAAAAGTATGATCTGTACCATTTTTGGTATCTCTAAAAGTTAAGGTACCATTTTTAATATTTACATCAGTCCACTTTAAAGAACACGCTTCCTGTTTTCGACATCCTGTATACATGCACATCAAAACTATATCCCGATGTGTATTTGATCTTGCTGTATTTTCAAGATTCAGCTCATCTTCATAGTTAAGTACTGCATTGTAATATTTGTGAATGATATCTTTGTGTAGATGTCTATCTCTACTAGCAATCTTGTTCCATCCTTTAGTTACAGAAATAATGTCAACCGGATTCGTTTTAAGGATGGGGGCTTCGTCTGTTGAATAAAGAACGTGAATGTATTTCCATAACGTACCTAAAAGAGATACAGCGCCATTTGCTGACGATTCACTTATGTTTGATACCTCAATAAAACGATCTAAGACTTCCTGCTTGGTAATCTGGAAAAGCTTTCTATTGCCCCACCCTAAATAAAGATTAAAGTATGTGTTGTATTGCTTTATGGTCTTTGGTCTAAAGTCATTTCTATCAATATAAATTTGAAGTGCTTCATTCACCGTAATTTCCAAAGGATTTGAAACATTCTTTAGTCTGGTTGGTTTCTCATATTCATTATTTGATATTTTTGCAAGAATCATCTGCGCTTTTGCCCGGGCATTTGTAGCAGGTAGATCAGTCGTCTTGCCAATCGTTACTCTAAAAAGCTCACCTTCATGGCGACGCTCAACGATATATGTTTTGCTTTTATTGGTTACCCGAACTGCGAAACCGATTAGTTCTGAGTCTCGATATATTTTTTGACCTTTATCTGTCAATGGAATAGCATCAACATTAGATTTGTTGAGTTTCATGTCTTAAACCAGTTTTAGCGAACTTTGATTTAATCATGTTTCTCAACAGTCTACAAATAGTCTACAAGCGCTTTTTAGTCTCAATAAAATACGCCACTTTTTAAACATAAGTCATTAATTTTAATAATATTTATAAAACAATACAACCCACAGGCACACTATAGAAAAAGTAGAATCCGCCGAGTCTAGTTTGGATTGTAAGTGATTGGAACAAGTTGTAAACCTTTGTATTTTCAATAGGTTAAAATTCGAGATAATTGTATATATCAAAACATCCCAACCATACAATTCTAACACTTTGTTTTCCAATACAAATAACTAATTTATGAATAACCAGCTTTTCCTCTAAAAGCTTTTTTATTGATAAGAAAGATTAAATAAAGATAAGCGAACTGTAATTTAATTTGTACAATGTGTTAACTTGTGTAAAAATACATTTAATATTCATAAGGTATTTATTCATCAGATGTTTTTTCTTATTTTTTTAATTTGTCTTTTTTTGTTTTTACTTATCCTAAAACAACATTATCGTTAACAGTCTTTTTCACCTATCTTTTCCTTAAAAGCTTTTCTACCTCCTTTAAATTAGAACAATTAAAAAATCAAATTTATAGATAGCTCCTTTAGGTAGAATTAAATACGCGAATCAAACTTGGCTTAAAGCATCACATCAAAAAATCACAATTATTCACATTACCAACCCACTCCCGAAATACACCCAATATTAAATTCATAAATTTAATCAATAATTTACTGTAACAACTATCGTATCTGAGTAATTACCGGGAGTCGTTGAAATAGTAGTACCTTGTGGAATTTTTCCATACACATTTGTGCTTTGAGCACTCCCCGAGCCTGTTTTGGAAACACCTCCAGAACCTCCAACCGCGGTTACACCACCTGTAGTATCCCATACCGTACTATAAGTCGAGTTCTGATATAACTGATAGGGAATATATTGACTACTACCATTTGTCATACGTCTAAAGCCACCAGCAATACGGTTATTTCCATCACCTAAATAAATACTGTATGGCGTTCCATTGTTACAAGTCGTATTCACAGCACCTTGCGCGGTGTAATCACGACTAGTCGAACCAATATCATTAATATTGCCAAAATCGACATTTGATGTTGAATCTAATTGGCATAAACTCGGTACAATATAATTAGCTGTTATAGTGGCATTACCTGAATCCCACCCGCCTCCGCTATTACCTTCACAGACAGTGCTAGAGCTTGCCTGCATGTCCCAAAAAAGCTGAACCGTACCAGTATATGTGCCTTTAGGATATGCAATGAGCGAACCAGTGCGGGCTGGTACTTTTATATTTACAGAGTAACTAATAATATTATTTGAAGCGACTGTTCTTACTGGTCCATACCACACATTTGAAGTTTGATTTGTAGTAGAAGAACCTGCGCCCCCTACAGTTGCAGTGACCGTATAAGGTAATGAAACGCTATTATTGGCGTTCGTGTTTCCCGTAAATACTGTTTTCATACACATATAAGCTGAAATTTCAGGAGTAGTACGCCCACCAAGACAGCTAATCGTGCCGGAAAAGTTGATGTTTGCATCACTATTAATTGTGGCAGCCGTATAGGTATACGTACTATTAGTCGTTCCAGTTACCGTACAAGCAGCATGTGCAGAGCTAAAAA